GCTAAAGGTAATATCACGCAGGTTCCTGTTCGCTACGGTGACATGAGTCGTCAAGTAGCACAAATATTAAACAAGAATTCTGAAAACGTAATGCCGACTGCTCCGTTTATTAGTTGCTATGTAAAAAGTATGGATCTTGCTCGAGACAGATTACAAGACCCGTATTATATTAGTAAGGTAAACATTCGCGAACGTGACACTAGCTATCTAGATGAGAATCCAGCAAGTCCTACATATGGTCAAACAATTAATGCATCTAGTCCTAATCAAGGTGCTAACTATACCGTTGAACGACTAATGCCAACTCCCTATACATTACAGTTTCAAGCTGATATATGGTCGTCAAACACTGATCAAAAGTTACAATTATTAGAACAAATTTTAGTTTTGTTTAGACCAGCAATGGAAATACAAACTACAGATAACTTTATTGACTGGACTAGTCTAAGCTATATTGAACTAAGCGGCATGACATGGTCTAGTCGTGCTATACCACAGGGTGTAGAACAAGATATTGAAATTGCACAGTTAGAATTTACAGCACCTATATGGTTAAGCACTCCTGTTAAAGTTAAAAAGTTAGGTATCATTACAAATATTATTGCTAATATTTTTACAGAACCTACTGGCAGTATCGGTGATAGCCCGTATGATGATGAAGGATACTTTACCGGTCGACAACCTACTGCTGTTGCTGGGTATAACTTAAAAGATCTAAGCGTTATTATCTTTAATAAAACAGCTACCTTAACAGGTGGTTATAGCTGGATCAATATTCTAGATAGATATCCTGGAAAATTTAAGGCGGGCCTAAGTCAAATACGTATCAAGAAACCAGGTGGTACAGAAATTGTTGCTATGATCAGCTTGGACCCGGCCGATGAAAAAATAATGCATTTAGATATCGATGTTGCAACATTGCCAACTAATACAGAAATTCCTGCAGGTAGTGGTAAGACTTATGTTGATGCAATTATTGATCCAAACACATTTACTAATACTGATCCGCAAATAGGAATACGTTATCTAATTCTTGAAGATATTAATCCAGAATATCGACAAGTTGTTTATGAAAACAATCCTGCATATAATCCTAGCAGTCCTGATAGTCCACGTATGCGTGAAAAACGTGATCTTAATGGACAAATTGTTTATGAGACTGCGTATCCTAATACCGCAAAGACCGCGGCTAACTGGTCTAATGCTGATCATTCAGTATTTTCAGCAAATGCTAACGATATTATTACATGGAATGGAACTACTTGGAGCACAATATTCAACTCTAAAGATGTTGCCGACCTAACCTACATAACTAATATACGTACTGGTTCACAGTATGTATGGGATGGCGTACAGTGGATCGCTAGTTATGAAGGAGAATATGCACCAGGAAACTGGCGCTTGGTACTATGAATATAATATGCAGTGGTGGAATATTTCTAAGCAAAAAAACACATAGGTTTTTACTATTAAACAGAACAAGTAGCAAGACTGCTAATACTTGGGGGATTGTTGGTGGGAAGAACGAACCGTCAGATCAAACTCCTTACGATGCGCTCTGTAGAGAAATTCAAGAAGAGATTGGATTCCTACCAGAAATATCAAAAACAATTCCGTTAGAACAATATGAAAGTAAAGATGGAGAATTTTACTATCATACCTATATCCTATTTGTTGAAGATGAATTTATTCCTAAACTAAATCACGAACATTCTGGATGGGCTTGGGTATCAAACGAGTGCTGGCCAAAACCGTTGCATTCGGGCTTGAAAACTACTCTTAGTAATAAAACTACCCAAGCAAAAATACAAACAATATTTGATTTATTAAGTTAAACGTCGTCTGCAATGAGGTTGAAGCTGATGCTGATTCTATCAGTATTTGATAAATTTTCTTCAACGCCGTGATCCAACCATGCAGGGAACGCAATGCACATTCCTGGAATAGGTTGGAAACTATATGACTTATAGTTGTATTCAGCATCTTTAAAACTATAAAATGCCTGACGAGCGGCTAGGTTAGGATTAACAAACGTAATCTTACCGCAGTTAGGAGGAGTTTGGATGTATAATGTACATGCCAATACTGCTCTAGGATGTACATGCGGAATCATATATGACCCGGGCGGGTTAACATTAACCCAATAATTCTTTAAACTTAGTTTTGTAACAGGTTCAAATTCTTTAATAATCTCAGCAACATTCTTTTGAAGTATGCCCATTAGTAGCGGATGGTTAATAGTTAGTGATGCACTACTACCACCTCCGCCACGTTTGCTTGAAATATCTAAGTTAGGATATTTCTGTACCATCTCATAACTAAATCTTACTAGCTCTGCAATTTCTTCTTCAGTTAAATTGTTAACCAACGTCCAGACGGGCGTTGCAAACATTGTTGTTGTCTTAACATTAGATGTAGCCAAGTTGCTTTACCTCAAGGGCAGTTGTACAGTTATCGATTTCTAACATATCGCCTAGCATTTCTGCAAGTAAACTTGCCTTCTGACCTTCATATGCTGAATTTCTATCAATAGCACGTTGCGCTAGATCGGCAATGCTCATACCTGAACCTTGCGATAACACAGATAATAACGGAGTTGGATAAGCTGGGTTGGCCATAAACGCCTGTGCTTCTGCTAGTTGTTGTGCAAATGTACTAGCTTCTAATGTAGACTGTGAAGGAGTTAATGCGGCAAACTTTGCATCAAAGTGAGACTGACATTCTATTTTTGAAATATACTTAATTGCATTAATAAAGTGAGGTAAATGTTCCTCAGCAATTAAAGGAAATGCGTACATATGATTTTCATGGTCATGAACCGCATCTGAGTGATCGCCGACTGTTCCGCCTTTCACTACACATCCGTCTTCTAGCACATGATACTCTAAATGAGTGAGTGCTTCGATCATTGTAGGATCTGTAATTTCGTGAATTTTAAATTTCACTTGTAGTTCAGGAGTAAATTGTGATAGTGGTAAATCTACCAAAACCCATCCGCTAGTTGCCGCAGTACTTCCTGGAGGAAGTTGAAAACTTAACGGCTGTGTCCAATCTAATTTCATTAATAGCATAATTCTAAATACCTTACCTTAAGAGGTGTAATTAAGATCGTTCAATGCGATCCTGTGTGCCATCCTGGTTGAATTTGATCAGTGCTTCTTTATCTGGCTCCATTCCTAGTTGAGGAACAGGAATGTAGTTAGCCATTTCGTTAGTAATTGACAATGCTTCCTTTAGTGTTACCTTAAAAATTTCTTCAGGTAAATCTAACATGGCGGCCAAGTTACCAGTACTGATTCTGCCAGTTGACACAATATCTAAACCTGCCTGACGACCTAGACGTTTGACCCAATAGTCAACTTCTAGAGTATCACGCATGGAGATCATTTCTCCAATATCGTAGTTGTCGTTGAAAAAGTCTAAACATTCATAGAATGTTTTTAATTCATATTTCATACGAGCTTGTTCTTTTTCGCTTAAGAATAGTTTTTCTTCTAAGCTGTGAATTTCGAGATCGATTTCCATTTGATATAATGGATCTGTTTCACGATTTTTCTTTTCTTTTAGGATCTGAATTTTTAGATTATTTTTCTTATCTTCGTAAACACTCTTACGTAAGTTATCTTCACGAACATCTGCTTCTAACGCAATTTGCTGTATTTGCTTCATTGGAGTAATCTGTGCGTTAACCACAAATTGCTTCATTTGAAAGTCGCTCATTCCGCGAGGAATAGCATCCATAATTTCAGCGATTGTCCATCTCTTTTTATCCGATTCCATTTTTAATCCTTATCTCTGTTATATATCTGTGGTGATTTGGTAGACTTTTTTGAGCCAAATATACTTGCATTTTTGCATCATGCGAAATATTTGGATAATAGTGTTCTTCCCCAAATCCTCTTAATAATTCGTTCCATTGAAAGTACGGGTATCCATTGTCTAGATTATCGTCCTTTGTTGGATACTTGTATTTAATCGTTCTCCAGAAGTCCTTGAAGTCTTTTGATTCCCGGGCGGCTTGACTGGCGGCAATCCAAAAAGGGTCGGTTCGTTTGCTAAAAGCATAGTGTCCTAATACAACTACTTTAATGTATTTTATCTTTTTACCAAGGTCTTCGTTAGCTTGTGCTTGTGTTTTTTGCCCTGTTATTACTTCAACAGCACCTTTAATTGTTTGCCCTGCTAGATGTATAGCAGTTGCTTCTAACGGCTCAATAAATCCGCTGGCAAATCCCACAGCAATGATATTTCCGTTAATAATTTCAGTATAATAACCCGGATGCATTTTAATGTGACGCGGATTTTCTACTCCGGTTGCAGTAGTAAACTCTAATTCAGCAGACTTGGGAGAGATAAACTTAGAACTATACACATATCCGTTGCCCGATCGTTCATAGACTGGAATTTTAAATCGCCACCCTGCTGTCATTGCAATGCTAGAAGTAAACGGCTCATATTCTTTTTCGGGATTTGTATAAGATTTTTGTCCTACACACGCACTATCAACTAATAGTTCAGAACTGTAGTCATTAAACTGACTATTAGTTTTACCAATTAGTAATCGTCTAAATCCACTTGCATCAACAAACCAATCTGCTGTAATTTCTTCGCCAGTATTGAGTGTGACGCTATTACACTTGTTATCTACTATATTTGTAGAAGTAACGGTTGCACGAATAATAGTTGTACCTTGTTTTTCTGCATGTGACTGTAATAGGTTAGCTAATTCACTAGCAACAAAGTGACATCCAAAAACACTATCGTCAGTAAGTATTGGACATTTATTATTTGAAGCTAGAGCATGACACAAGTCACTTCCCCAAGTTTCCCAGTCGGGGTCTGTTGATAACCAAAATGGCTTTTCTGCAAAATTGATAAATTTTATACCTAATTTAACACCGCCATTTGTTTTAGTTACTAGATCTGTTGATTTAATCCCAATGCTATTAAGCATTTTCATAATGCTAGGCCATGTGCCTTCACCAACGCCAATAGTAGGGATGTCGGGGCTTTCGATTAGTGTAATTTTTGTGTTAGGAAGTGAGTGGCCTAAATAGACCGCGGATAACCAACCCGCGGTTCCACCGCCAACAATACAGATGCTGTTCATACAGCTACTTATTAAGGATACGGACCGTAACAGGCTGCGGCTGAGCTTTGGTTACGCTGACCGTATAGTGTACCTAATATGTATGTTGAATCTGATTGATAGAAAGTTTTTGTAGAAACGTTGTTCTGTCCGTTACCATTATAACCGCATAACCAGTAACCCCAATCCTGCGCCATCATTGAACAGTTTTCACCGTTAGTGTATTCTGAGTTAGTAACAACTGTCCAGCTATCACTTGACACGTTGTATTTGTTTACACGAGCATCGTTGTTGGCGTTGTTGTACCACTTGTACCACTTGGTCGGTAATGGTTTACCGTGAATGTTACCACCAAACTGTGGGTTTTCGCCTGCAAACACACCAGAACCTGTCATAGTGTTGTAGTTCCATTTCCATGCACCACCAGAGCCAGCAGTATCGTTAAAGCTAATACCGTTCTCAGCAGGTGCTCCACCGCCGTAATATCCGTTACCAACACCGTATGATGTGTTCCATGTGTCTGTATTAAAGTTTACAGAATTGTTTGAGCCGCCCTGTTGTACCATACCCCAGTTGTTGTTTGAGTTAACTTTACTACCGCAATGCCAACTGTTAGGACCTGTACCACCAGTTGGACGAGCATTTAAGTTAGTAATTGACCATGTAGCCCAGTCTTGTTTATTTTGTAGTGCTCCGGGACCTGTACCACCTTGCTGGTAGTAAGCATACCATTCTGTTGAATGCCAGCCGCCATATAATGAAGGGAATGTACAAGTTTGTGGTTGCTCGTGTAGCACGTCTGTAACAGAGTTAATACGAGCAATTTGTGACCACTGGTTACCGCCTACATAACCACCAGCAAGCGAACCTTGCTGTAGAATAATTTCATTTTTATAATCTGCAGGTTTAGCTAGGAATTTGTACCAACGGAAATAGTTAGCATCACCGCCAGTAGTTTGCTGTGGGTATAAGTTACCAAATGGTCCAGTTGATGGGTTACGGTTCGTACCAAATACGAAATCGTTTACATCAGATATGTATGCAAAATAACCAGTACCTGATGGTAAGTTTGCTCGTGCCGTGTACTTGGCAGGAATAACGTTTCCTGTGTTGTCGACAACTAATATTCCGCTTGAGTATAATGCCATTTTAGTCTAATCCTTTAGTATTATTTATTAAGCAGTTGGGTCACCAATGCTTTTAATTCGTCAATTTGTACTTGTTGAGCTTGTATTGTATGCTCGTGTTCTTTAATAGCTTCGACTAGTAAAGGAACTACACGCTCGTATTGTGCTGTTAGGTAGTTTTCACCTGATTTAGATTCACCTGTTTTTTCATCAAGGTCAAACGGAGCAGGAACTACAACTTCTGGAAGTAGCTCTTTTAATTTTTGAGCACTTAAACCTAGTTTTCTACGATCACTAACAACACCTAAAGATTTTGCAAGCTCGTTATCGTAGTAGTAAAAGCCTTCTAATTGCATTACTTTTGCAATAGCATCAGTAATAGGGCCTTGAATATCTTTTAGTCTTTCATCTGATGTTGCAGAATATACGTCGCCAACTGCATAGAGTGTGCCGCCGCAAGTTGCTGAGTTATCTGACAAGTTAAAAATAAACGGCCACTGACCGTTAATCTGCACCCACGAACCGTCACCTGCATCGTTACCTGCACGTAACACATATAATAAGTTACTGTTATTGTGTAAGTATGCATTGAATCCGTCAGTATCACGGAAGTGAATAGTTGGATATGTATTACGAATTGTTAAGTCACCACCTGACGCAGTATTGTTAACATAGAACGAACTACCACTAGAATATGTAGTTGTAATTTGCCCTGGAGTACTTACTGCGCCAGTTGATGCAACAGAAAAGGTATCTGCTGTACCGTTATTAGCAATCCAATTGTATGTTTGATCAACACGCCATCTGTAACTGCTGTTTGCTGTTGCTGAACCGTCGCCGATACGTAACAAGTTTGTACTTGCATCTTTGTAGCCAATTTGTAAAACTGCGCCGCCTGTACCTACTGCGTTAGTAGTACCTACACCAAAACCTGCTTGGCCTGCAAACATATAACCAGTTGCACCACCGCTAATGTTACCAGTAGTTGACAATTTACCTGTGCTTGGATCAAACACTAAGAATGTTGAGTCAACGTTAACTGTGTTTAGTGTACCGCTTACAGAGTTTGTAAAGGTTGGATAATATGTACCAGCTGTAGTAATGTTAGAAACTGTAACACCTGCCTGTGCCCACTGAACTCCAGATCCTGTTGTTTGTAGGAAGTAACCGTTAGTACCAGCAGAGTTTTGTGCGTATAAGGCACCACCTAAATTTAAACCACCTTGAATACTTGCGCCACCAGTAGTATATAGTGCGCCTGCTGTGTTTGTTGTTGAAGCCGCTGTACCGGATTGAATTGTTGTCTTGCCGTTTTCATCAATGAATATACGTAGTGTGCCAGTACCGGCACCGCCACTTGCGATTGCAATTTGACCAGCGGCAGTAAATGCGGCGCCGGCGTAGCTTCCAAGTACTACACAGTTATCATATGAAAGTGCGTTACCTGCGTTGTAACCAACTAGAACGTTACCGCTGTTGCCTGTAATTGCACCACCTGCGTTATACCCAAGTGCAGTATTGTTTGCACCACTTGACAGTAATTGTAGTGCGTTTGTTCCAATTGCAGTATTGTTACCTGTTAACAAGCTACCAACACCCATTGCACGATAGCCAACCGCAGTATTGTTACTTGCAGAAGCACCTGCGGCTAATGATAAGGTTGCTTGTCCAATTGCAGTATTACCTGCACCTGCACCTAAGGCATTACCGGCATTATAACCAAATAGCGAATTGTTACCACCAGTAGTTACACCGTTACCTGCAAGGTTACCCATAATGGTATTGTTTGTACCGCCAGTTGTTAGGCCGCCGCCTGCACTTGCGCCCACTACTGTATTTGATGTTGCTAAGGCTAAGTTACCTTGACCAATACGAACACCGTTGAAGTAACTGTCAAGACCTGAATAGTGTGCGCCACCTGAACTAATACCACCGTAAGTTGTAATAGCACCAGTCGATGTGCTAGATGCAACTGTAGAAATTGGAACTACAATTTGAGATGAGCTTACGTTTAATGTGTTAATTTGTGATGCTACTGCGCCTGCTGATTGGCTAGCAGATGAAACTAAAAATTTAAATCCATTAGAATCTGTTAATGTTAGCTGTCCGTTGTATCCAACGCCGCCCACATAAGTTGTACCGTTGACGTTGTACGAGTTAAAACCTACACCCAACGGGTATGATGAGTTACCTATTTGGATTGCAATATTACGCAAACTTACTGAATCATAGAAATATCCAGCTACGTTAGTTGTAGTTGCTACTGTAATACCGTAGGTGTTACCTGCACCACCAATACCAATGTTGTTGTTTAGGGCAAATGATCCACCAATGTTTAAGTTTCCACTAATACCTACACCACCTAACACTTGTAGGGCGCCTGTACCAGTAGTAGTTGATTGTGTGTTATTACCTAACTGCACTTGTCCTTGATATTTTGCAAATTGTACAATACCAGTATCAAAAACTTCTATGCTTGGAATTCCGCTAATATCGTTCACAGCAAAGATGCTTCCATTTAATCCGTCAGCAATAGTAGCTACTTGTCCTGCAGTTGCTTCCCAACTTAGTGTACCTGCATCCAAAACTCGAGCATAAACGGTAGCTGACGAAGACGCACTTCCGCCGGTGAAACGAATTATAGGCTCCGCTGAGGTTTGCCCTATATTTGGTGTTATTACAATGTTACGATCTGAATATGCCATAGTATTTCCATATTTATCGGTATTTAAATACCGTATCTACCCTTTAACGCTACATGTACTGCACGAACTTCTGATGCAGACAATGCTCTATTCCAAAATAGCGTTGGACCCAATAGTCCGTTCATCGCTCCGCCCTGATAGCCCAATTGGAAAGTTGCGTTATTTGTATTTGTTCCGTTGACTGCGGCAGTATTATCTAAAATACCGTTTAAGTATAAGTTACTAGTTCCGCTTCCACCTGCAGATGCAGTACCGCTAAAAGTTCCTGCCCAACTATGCCATGTATTAAGTGGAATAGTTGAACTTGAATACAAGTCACCAGCACTGGCATACGTTTCCCAACGCATAGTTGTTAAACCGCCTGAATATAAGTTAATACTGTTGCTACCAGCAATGTAGTTAAAGTAACCACCTTGTCTGCTGGTTAAGTTCATGAACTGTATAACTGTATAACCTGCGGCCAAGTTTAAGTTGTATGATGTACCACCAGCAATCAAACCAGTACCTGCATTAAGGAATGAAGTACTACCATAGGTCACACTTGATAGTGTAGACGTTTGATTGTCTATTAAATTGTATGCCGTTGTTCCGCTACCTGGATAGCTTTTTACATTATACGGATCAATGTATAAAACTAAGTTAGTTAACGAAACGTAAGGTCCAAATCTACTTGCCATTTTTATTATCCTTTAAACTCTACATCAAGTTTATCAATGTCTTTACGCTCTGCCCATACTGTGTAGAAGCACTTGCAAGGGCCGCCTAGCATTGAACTGTTATCGATAAAGATTTCACCAGTTTTTACATCGATGTTTTCAACGTATAGTTTTTGGAACTTGCCAATAGGTGTTAGATCAACTGTTATTGTATCCATATCAACCAATGACTTCCAATACTCGGGTAGTTTAATTACACGGCCGTCTAATTTGCCACGAACATAAACACCGTTCTCCGGACCTTCTAAGCTACCGTATTGTAGTTTGTATCCTTTCTTAGTTGGATGATCAATTAAGAATGATTTGCTAATAGCATATAAACTACCGCCAACATACACGTTACCGCCAATACCAGCGCCGCCGTTAACAATCTGTAACGCACCAGTAATCGTACTTACAGCTTGTGTAGCGTTGTTAATTACTATGCTGTTTGGTGTAGAACCATACAGGCCTAAGTTAGTCATTAACGTTGCAGTTGTAATAACTTGTGCATTGCCAACCGTTGCTGTACTAGCAATATATAAACTACCTGCCGCATAAATGTTATTACTTGCAATTACCTGTGCGTTAGTTGTAACTTGATAAGGACCTGCGGCATAGCCTGGATCTAATTGAGCACCATATACATATGAACCAGAACCACCTGTACCAGTAAAGCTGGTGTTTGTTCCGTTGGCTGCTGTGTCAAGACCTAATGCTGAGTAAATGCCAACTGCTGTAATTGCTGTTGCAGGAGCCGCCCATACTGTCATCGAGCAACGATACCAACCACTGTTTACTGCTTCAATTGTAAATTTAGTTTGGAATGTTGGAGCAAAACCTAATGTAGCAACACCGGTAGATAAGTTAAAGTAAACGCCATGTTGTGCGCCACCAGCAGTTATAACTAATGCAATGTATGAACGTTCTGCGGCTTTAGCATATACGCTAAATGTTGCTGGGCCAGTAAATGCACTTACAGTTTGCTGGAAGTAGTGGTTACCTGTTGCGCCACTTTCTGTTAGTTTAGTACCGCTTGTGCTTCCGTCTGGCCCAACTGTAGCACTTAGACCTGCACTTGAGTTAAGTTTAGTCCAGTTACTGTTACTTACTGACCAGTCCTGTGAATAGTACAAGTAGTTGTTGCCACCTTGAGCATATAAACTTCCACCGCGGATATCACCAGTACCGGCTATTGCGCCACCGACTTGTAGTGTGGCACTTGACATATCATATGCTTGATTCTTAATGGTCTTGCTGTTTAAGCCAACAAATAAGTTACCCCAAACACCAGCTCCGCCGTATACTTGCATAGCACCAGCAGTACCAGCTAACAATGTACTTGTTGTACCTGTGCTGTATGCTTGTGTTGCGTTAGTAACTACAATGTATGGTGTAGAAGTCGATGTGCCGCCAGTTCCACCAGAACTACCAGTTCCAACTAAAGCACCGTTTGCATAGATGTTACGAGCATAAATGTCTCCAGTTACGCCTAGACCACCTACAACTTGTAGAGCACCTGTTGTTGTGCTTGTTGCACTTGTACCGTTGTTAACATATACAACACCCGGGAATGTTACCAGCTGTGCGCTGTTTGCAGTTAGAGCAATGTTACCTGCACCATCTGACAATATAATGTTGTTGTTACTTGTAGCGATAGTGCTTCCGTTGTTACCACCAATTACAACGTTGTTACCACCTGATGTAATTGAGCTACCAGCACCATAACCTAATAATATGTTTTGTGATCCGCCAGCTAAGTTAGTACCAACACCTTGACCAATTGCAATGTTACGAGCACCGGTTGTTAGGCCTGGAATAGCTTGGTAACCAATACCAATGTTACCTGCACCTGTACCTGCTAGTACTGCACCTGAACCAATTGAAATTCCAAAGTCGCCTTGAGCATTTTGACCTGCTTGATAACCAATTGCAACAGCATTATTACCAGGTGCTGTACCGTTCATTGCTAGAGCACCAACTGCTACGTTGTTAACTTTGGTAGCAACGTTTTGTAGGGCTTGTTGACCAATACCGATATTAAATGCGCCTGCACTTAAACCAGTTAATGCGCTTGATCCAATACCAATGTTGTTAGCACCTGATGCTACAGTTGCCATTGCACCGTTACCGATTGCAAGGTTGCTTGTAACTGAACCGCCACCTAGACCAAATCGTGCACCACCGTGATATGCATCACCACCTGTGTATAATGAACCACCAATACCTGCGCCACCGTTAACAATTTGCAATGCGCCAGTAACAGTTGAACTTGCGGCTGTTGCGTTTGTAATTGTTAGGATGCCAGTAGTGTTTACACCTGCTAGGCTTGATACACCAATTACAGTTGCGTTGTTACCTACCCATAAATCTTTAGTTAAACCAATGCCGCCGGCTGTGTATAATGCACCCGAGCTTGTTGAAACTGCATTTGTAGAGTTAGCAATATAAATTGGGCTTGTTACTGTACCACCGTTAAACGCACCAGTGAATGAACCGATGTTATTAGTTGTAACAATCTGATATCCGCCAATCCAGCTGTTGCTTGCTAAGTTGATACTTGCGGCGTAAATTCCGCCTTTAACTTGTAGTGCATTACCTGCGATTGTAGTTGTACTTGCCGCTACGTTGTTGATAAATGTTGTGCCAGTAATTGCAACGTTACCACCAAACCATGCATCGCCTGTTACACCTGCACCACCTTGTACTTGTAGCGCACCACTGCTTGCGCTAGTTGCTAGAGTAGATGTAGAAATTACCAAACCAGTTGGGGTAATCTTAACAATTTCAGCAATGTTTTGTAAGCTGAACAAGATGTTGCTTGAGAACGCCATGTTAACATCGCCAGCACCTGCGGCTGGACTAAAGTTACCAGCGCCTCCATTTACACCAATACGGAAGTCTGATGTTGCACCAGTTGCTGTTCTAGAAATATCAAGTGCTACATATTGTGCGGCATTATTTGATATCATTACATGTTCTAGGTTACCACCTTGTACACGTAAGCTACCACGAAGGTCAAATTTAGCTAACGGTGTTCCAGTTTGACCAATGGTCATGTTACCGGATCCGTCAATTAAACCACGTAGTGATAATGCTGAACCGTTACTTGTATAGAAACCAAGTGTACTTGCAACTCCGCTGACTGCACCAACTGCGGCGCCACCGCCTGCGAGTGATTGACTTTGATTAATGAATCCCATACCAGCAATGCCGATACCGATCATATCACGACCAATTTGCCAACGATAATCGCCAATGGTTGATGATCCTACTTCGTAGATTGCATTAGATCCACCACCGTTGCTAATTTGTACACGTGAGCTGTTGTATGCACCAACTACTACGTCACCGTTAACTTCAACTTGTGCCTGTGGGTTAGTTGTACCAAAGCCAGCATATCCGGCAAAGTTACTCTTAGCACCCACGTTTAGTAGACCACTAACGCTTGCACCACCTAGTACTTGTAATGAACCAGTTGCTGTATTTCCTAGCGTACCAGCGGTGTTTGATGTTACTCCAAATACACCGTTGCCGCCTGCGTAGATATTACCACCAATACCAACACCGCCATTAATTACTTGGAAAGCACCTGTTATTGTACTTGTTGCTTGAGTTGCGCTATTAACAACTAATGAGCTGTTAATTGTACCACCACTGAATTGATTCAATGTTGCGGCTGTAACAATTGGAGAACCATTAATGTAACCGTTGTTGCTTAAGAAGATACTGTAAGCACCAATACCACCGTTAACAATTAATGCATTACCGCTGGTTGATACAGCACTTGCTGTACTTGCATAGATATATTGTGCGCCACCTACGTGTAAGTTTCCGCCTAAGCCAATGCCTCCAACAACTTGAATTGCTCCAGTTTGTGTTGAAAATGCACTTGTTGTATTTGTACTTGTTAAGATGTTACTAATTGTACCACCTTGGAACTGGAAGCTAGAAATATTTGCCTGTGTAATAATTGGGCTACCATTGATGTAACCGTTATTGGCAATGTTTAAATAGCCTGCACCAATACCACCTGCTACGTAAAACGCATTTTGTGTAGGTACTGACAAGCTAAACAATTGACTCGCAACTGTAGCACTTGTACCAACATTTAAGTTTCCACTTACACCAACACCACCGGTAACAATTAATGTACCGTTAGTTGCTGTTGTTGATTGTGTACCACCTGTGATGTTTACAAATTGTACGTACTCTGTATTCCATGGCAGTAATGTGCTACCTAAGTTAAAGCCGCCGGCTGTTGACGGGCTAATATTACCTTTACTTTGCCAGCTACTTACACCATCATAGAAAAACTGTGCGTATGTACCTCCAACCGGGCCAATTGCTAGTCCTGAGTTACTTGCTAGTACAGAACTTGATGCGCTAGTACTTAGATAAATTACCTTGTCGCCAGTTTGAATGTTTGTTGAGTTAACGTAGGTTTGTGTTCCGCCAACATACAAGTCACCTAAGAAATATGCTGTTCCGCCAACGTTTAAGTTTCCACCAATACCTACACCACCAGCTACAGTTACAGCACCCGAGTTAGTACCATTTGACTGTGTTTGATTTGTATATTGAACAGTTGAGCTAACTGCGCCACCTGAAAAATTATTAATTGTTGAACTTGTAACAATTTGTGCGCCATTAATATAACCCGCTTGTGCTAGGTATAGTGTTTGTGCGCCAATGCCACCTTGATTAATCATCACAGCATTACCTGCGATTGTACCAGTATTTGAAGCTACACTATTAACAGTTAGGGTATCTCCAATAATTGCATTTTGTACAACTCCTAGACCGCCGCCAACTACAACACCTGCTGTTCCTGCTGAGGTAGCAATCGTAGTAGTTGAGAATGTTGTTGGTCCACCTATTGTTAATGCATTACCAATTAAATTAATATTAGTTGCTGTTAAACTAGGAACTGTAAAATATCCAGCAACGCTGGCGTTTGTGCCTACAATTAAGTTTCCAACAATACCGGCACCGCCCTGTACACGTAATGCACCGCTTGTAGGTGTTGTAGACTGGGTTGAGCTGTTGATGTACAACGCTTGAGTAATTGTGCCGCCGTTAAACGCTATTGAACTTGCGTTAGCAGTAGTAATAATCTTACCTGTGCCAATCCATCCTTCGTTGACTATGTACAAGTAACTTGCACCAATGCCACCATTAGGTACTGCAAATGCGTTACTTGCTACGGTAGCGGTACTGCGATTAGAAGAACTGATACTACCTGTTAATGCAGAAATTTGATTCTTAAGAACTAGATTACCGCCTGCGGTGAATCGACCCCACTCGTTAACAGTTTTAAGATTGCTGTTATTATAATAGTTACCGCCACCAAATACCAATGGTTGAGCGCCACCAGAGGCTCTTGCACCGCTAGTAATCCAATGTTCAAATGTTGCGCCGCTGTCGTAACTTGTAACAGTTACTTCTAGACTTGATTGATCTTGACCAAAGTTTGTAGACCAATTATCAGACTGTAAACTTAATAAGTTTGTAATTGTATTTGAACTACCACTTTGTGATTGTGCAGTATGCAGATCAACCCCAAACACCGGAGTTGTAGTACCTACACCTAAACTACCATTCACATCAAATATTGACTTAGCAGTACCTTGTATTAAAATACGTACTGGAACGTTCTTGGTATTTGAACCAATATCTAATGAAAGTGCGCTTTGGTTAGCATTAAAGATACCGTCAGTTGTACCATCTGGACTAACAACATTTAATGAACCGCCGAACCAACCACTACCACCAATACCAATACCGCCGTTTAGAACACGGAAAGCGCCAGTGATTGTTGATATTGCAATAGTTGGACTGTTAATTGTAAAGTCATTATTAATTGTGCCGCCAGAGAAGCTATTGATAGTGGCCGCAGTGATAATTGGGCTACCATTGATCCAACCAGCTGTGCCAACGTTTAAGTAACCAGTACCAATACCGCCTACTACATATAATGCATTTTTAGATATTAGAGCAGTTGTTGTGTTAAATGCTCCAGAACTAATTGTTGCTGTTGTAATTGTTGCTGTACCAGCACTAATTGTCTTAAAGGTTGATGTATTTGTTAATACATTTAATGTTCCGCCAACATAAACATTACCACCAATACCTGCACCACCATTGGTAATTTGTAATGCACCGGTAATTGTACTTGTTGCCTGTGTTGAACTATTAATAATAATAGACTTGGCAATAGTACCACCATTGAACGCATAGTTAGCAATAGTAGAAGTAGTAATAATGATGCCACCGGCGATTGTACCAATAGTGTTAATCATTAATGTGTCTGCAAATATACCACCACTTACTTGTAATGCGTTACCAGCCGCTGATGATGTGCTTCCTGCAAAATTACTAATTCCAACAATACCTGCAATGTTAACGTTTTGTGAAACGCCTAAACCACCGGCTAATACAAGTGATCCATCATTAGATGAGAATGAATTTGTAGTGCTTTGGAATATTACATCAAATGGGTTTAGAGTTGTAATAACTTTGTTACCGCCAACCCATGCATTGCCAATAACGCTTAGGTCTTGACCAATATATGCGCCACCTGCTGTGCCAATACTTGCACTTGCTTGTGTTGTAGTGTTAGTGTATGCACCCTGAACTTGTAAGTATGTACCAATTGTTGCTTGTTTAGCAACACCTAATCCGCCTGCTGATTGTAATGCACCACTGGATATACCAGAAGAATCAGTATTGCTTGTTGCAAAAATATTTGCAGAATATAAGTTATTCCATGGGTTAGCATTTGTACCTAAGTTATAGGTGCTACCAGCTGTTGGAATAATTCCGCCTTTGCTTGCCCAGCTATCGGTTCCGTTAAACCAGAACTGCGCCCAGGTGCCTGTTGTAGGACCAACTGCAATACCAGAGTTAATTGCTACGCCAGCACTTGTTGTTGATGTTGCTAGATATAAAACTTTATCGCCAGTTTGAATGCGTGTGCTGTCAACAATAGTCTGTGTACCGTCAACATAAATGTCACCCAATACATGTAGATCTTTACCTACCCATAATGCTCCACCTACGCCAACACCGCCAACAACTTGTAAGGCGCCAGTCTGTGTGCTAGTTGCAGATGTTGCATTAGTAATACGTAATGCGTTGCCAACGTCGCCACCACTGAAACTATTCAATGTTGATGTTGTAACAATTTGTGCGCCGTTGATGTAACCGCCAGTTTGAACGTATAGATAATTTGCCCCTACACCACCTGTAACTTGTAGAGCATTTCCTGCAATACTTGTAGTTGTAAATGCGGCATTCTGAACAACGATTGTTGCTGTAGATGTTGCGCCACGCTGTGTTACTGAATCTAATGTGCTAACATCACTAATTGTAATATCACCACGTTGTGAACTTACGCTAATATCTGCACCAGGTATTAGTGTTGTAACACCAGTGTTAACTACAGTAACTGAACCTGTACTTGCTGTTACACTTAATCCATTGCCTACGTTAATGCTTGTTACACCAACGTTAGTAATTGTTAATAATGTATTTGGACCATATAATGTTGCAGTACTTACGTTGATGCCTGTACCTGCTTGTAGACTTACACTTGTAATTACACGATTGCCTGCATCATAAACTGCGCCGGCATACATTGTACCTGTGACAAATGCATCTGTTAATACATTTAGATTACGGCCAACATATAAGTTTTTAGCAATACCAGCACCACCCTGTACTTGTAGTGCGCCAGTGTATGTGCTTAGAGCATTAGTTGTATCTGTTTCAATTAATGGTGTATGAATTGTACCACCATCAAATACAGATGTGTAACTACTTAGGTTACCTGTAGTAATAATTCTGTTGCCGGCAATCCAACCATCTTGACTTAAGAATAGCTGTTTAGCACCAATACCACCTTGTGTAGCAACTGTGTTGCCAGCAATAGTTGAAGTGCTTGCATTTGTGCTTGTTGAAACAATAGTCAGGAAGTTAACGTTACTTGCATTTACGTTGCCCCAACGAATATTAACGCCACCTAAGTCGCGAGCCAAGTCAACATCTGGATTTATGTTGCCACCAGATAACCATGAATTTACACCGTCAAATAAGAAACTAGCCCAAATTGCTGTACTTGATGAGTAACCTACTTGTAGACCAGCTCCGATAGCTAGACTTGCGTTGCCTGTACCTGTTGCTAACGTAATTGTTTTGTCGCCAGTTTGAATACTTGTGCGATCAACAACGGTGTTAGTACCGTCTACATATAAATTGCCAAGAACATAAGTGTTGCCACCTACCCATAAATCTTTACCAATACCTGCGCCGCCGACTACCTGTAGTGCTCCGCTTTGTGTATTGATTGCATTGATGCTTGATGTAATGTTTACTGGGTTATTAAATGTTCCGCTGAAGCTAGAACCAGCATTACCTGTTGTTAAGATTTGTGAACCAGCAATCCAACCAGCAGTATCTAAGTAAAGGCTCTTAGCACCAATACCACCGTTAGTAACTGCGATTGCGTTTCCTGCGATTGTAGTTGTGCTGATACTGCTATCAGTTACTGATAACGGAACTGTAGTAGTTGCACCACGATTAGTAACTGACTGTAATGTTGCAGTATCACTGATAGTTACTGTACCAGTACTATGGTCTACAGAAATATCAGTACCTGCAATTATTTGTGTAACACCAATGTTGTTCAGTGTGATAGTACCTGCACCATTAAATGCAGAATATGATCCAGATAGGCCAGTTAGTGCTAATGTTAGAGTGCTTAGTACTTGTTGATTACCTTGCTGATAAACATTACCACCAGTATATAAACTTCCGCCAATACCAACACCACCTGCTACAGTAAATGCACCACTTGATGTGCCAGTTGACTGTGTTGATGTTGTAATGTATAAGTTGTTTGGAACATTACCGCCAAGAACTGTACCAATTGTACCTGTTGTAACAATCTTAGCGTTACCAATATAACCATCGCCTTCAATGTATAATGTCTTAGCGCCAATACCACCAAGGATTACGCTAACCGCATTGCCTGCAATACTTGTAATGCTTGTGTTTGTACCACCAATATAGACATTTTTCTGAATGCCAACTCCACCGGCTACTGTAATAGCCCCTGTAGTAGTCGAAGTTGAATCTGTTGTACCAGGAATGACTAAACTGTTTACAGAGAATCCGCCGTTAACTTGTAAATCGCTGTTAACAATAGTAGTTGCGCCAGCTGGATCAAGTGTTAAGTTTCCGCTGTTACTTGAAATTGTTTGGCTAGCTAATGTAATACCGCCACTGCTGATTCCTGTTGGAAGAATACTTGTTACATTACTGCCGTCTGAAATGTATAAACTACTTAGGCTTCCTAAGTTAACTTGTGCGTTACCAAAACTAACATTACCTGTACGTTGGTTAACTACAAAACTGTCACCAACACGGAAATCACCGCCCTGGTCAACTGTTTGGAAATATACCTTACCGCCATTAGTTTGAATAACTTCATTAACTTGCGTAACTAAACTTGTGTCGTCTGATAAATCGCCGCCCGCACCAATGTGGCTCATGTTAAAGGCAATTAATTTTAAGTCTGTACCTGTACCATTTGCTGTAACACCGCTGTTACCAAATACCGCGGCTGAACCAATACAACGTAATTCAGCACCAAACTGATGTAGGTCGACTAAGTTAATACGATTAGCTGTTGCAGGATTTGAACCAGTAGAATAAATTGTTTGTACACCTAGTGCATCATCAAGGAATGTTGATGTTCCTGCGCCACCGTCCACGTGTAATAATAATACTGTAGCCGCATCTGATCCAAATGCACTTGTAGGTACAGCAAAGTTTGCGGTATAACGAGAAATATTACTTACACGAACTTCATCAATATAGCCATTAAGACTATCTAATGTTGTGCCAGCAATACCACCAACGCTTAACGGGTCTGTAGTATTGACACTACCTGTTGCTAAATTGCTAGTTGCTTCTAATTGACCATTTAACCAAATGTTAATAGTGTTAGTTAAGCTAACTCTTGACAGAGCTACATGGTACCATTGACCAGTTGTAAGTGTAGTACCACCGGTAATGATTGTTCCTGCATGTGCGGCTTGAAGTACATTACTTGAACTTACACTAAATCTGATGCTTGATCCTAGTGTTGTTCCTTTGTAGAAAATTCTATGAATCTTGCCCAGGCTATTTAAATATACCCACGCTTCAAATGCGTAGCTGTTTGTACCAAATTGGAAATCAGTCGTGTTTAATATTTCTAGGTAATCTCCGTTACCGTCAAATATACCAGAACTAATACCAAATTTCTTTTGTACTGTACTTTGTTGAGCATTACCGTATGCGGTTACTGCTTTACCTGTACGATCTGTGATCTGTGCCCAACCCCAGCTTGGGCCAACAATGTAAACATAATTGCCGCTTGCAGAGTTAATAAGACCACTAGCCAATGTTGTGCCGTCCGGATCTTTGTAATAAATTACATCGCCAGGACTGAACGTACCAGCAATGTTTCCTAATTTTAATCGTGTGCGACCAATGCCGCCAAGTCCAGTGGCACCGGCTTGTGCGTTAATTGCCTTATCAGCAAAGTAAACAAAGCCGTTTAGTAATTCGCAACGAACACCGTTGGTCATATACATACCAGTAGCATTTGGAACAATGAATGTTACTTCGTTCCATAACATTGCAGGTTCTAAACTTGTAGGATCTAATACTGCACCATCTAAGAATGCTCCATTACCTGCATCACCTGCGGCAAATCCGTAAGGATCGCTTGCGCTAGTTGCACTACCTTTTGTAATAACACTTACACGTTCAATGTAAGGAGATTTTGTTGTAATTTTTGCACCAGTAGCAAATTTAAATGCGTAACCTGGTTTAAAGAAGTTAGCAACGGTCAAATCAGTTAAGGTAGTTTCACCATTTAATAAAAAACCGCTTGCTGTGTTTGTACCGCTTGTTGGTTGAATAACAGTTGCACGTAGTCCGTGACCTTGTACAGTAACTCCAACTGGAATTGTTAACGGGAATGATTCGGTGAATGTTCCTACGCCAATAAGAACTGCTCCGCCAGCAGTTGCTACACTTAGAGCGTGTGCTACTGTTAAGAATGCAGTTTGTGGACGGCGACCATCGTTGCTGTCGCTACCATTTGTTTCAACATAATAAACGTTGCTGGTATATTTTAGTATATCAACGTTATTGATATAGGCAGTACCACCGTTGCTGTTTAATTTTAAATCAGCTAGTATGCTAGTAATTGTGTTAACATATAGTGTGCCAGTAGTATAAACATCACTACCAAAACGTGCAACGCCGGATACTGCCGCGCCGCCGCGAACTGCTAGAGCGTTGTTTGCAAAAACAGGACTAGCCGCAGTTGTGTAAATTGTTAAAGTATTTTGTAAATTTAAATTATCACCAATACCAACGCCACCAGTAACTACTAATGCGCCTGTGTTAGTGCTTGTTGATGTTTGCTGATAATTAATCTTTAGGTAGTTGTTAATAACACCACCACCAAAGTCATTGATGTTGGCACTTGTAACAACTTGAGCACCGCCAATCCATGCACTTTCTTCTAGCATTAATGAACGAGCATAAATGCCACCTTTACCTGCTAGGTATAATGCGTTAGTTGCCGATGTACCAGTACTGTTCAACGGACTGTTCATAATAATTTGATATGAACTTGTATTACCGCGGCCAGTTGTTGATTGTAATGTAGATAAGTTGCTGATTAAAACATCGCCACCATTACCATTTGACCACTGAAGGCCAATGTCGCCGTTAATGTTAGCTTGTAAAAGACTTAGAACCCCAGCGTTGTTTAATGTAATTGTACCACTTGTCAAATTACCAACAGAAAGTAGACCAGTGCCAGCAACAAGACTGACTACACCGGTGTTAGTTAAGTATGCTGTTGCACCGCTAGCAGTTGATGTTACAGTAACGCCAATACCAGACTGTGCTACCAGTGACACATCGGTTAGTACTCGGTGACTACCTTCATAAATCTTTCCTGCGTATAAACTTCCTTGAATTGCGGCGCCACCAGTAATTTGTAAATCGCCAGATCCGTATCCGCTAGAAGCATTGCCGCCAACTAATTTTAATATACCAAATCGTGCAATACCATAGGTTCCGCCAGTAACAGGATTAATAATATCTTGTGTTGCTCCGCCCGGTTGAATATCTGTTATATATACTAGTTCGCCTGTATTTGCTGAGCGGCCTAAGAATGCGTGATTATCAAATGTTGCGTTAGAACCTGTGTTATAATGTAACACAAAACCGCGATCTAGTCCATCGTTTGTTTGTAATGCAGAGTTGTTGTAACCTGTACCAATATCAATAAATGGATCAACGATATATGTTTGTGTTGAATTAACTTTAACAGTTGTGTATGTACCTAGTACGTTAACACTTCCGTAAATATTTGTGTCGCCCAATACGTTAAGAGTTTTTCCAACCCAAACGTTTCCGCCAATACCTGCACCACCATCAACAATTAACGCACCAGTTTGTGTACTTACAGAGTCTGTTGTGTTTTGAATATGTAAATTGTTTTGAATGTTACCACCGATAAACTGATTGATAGTAGCAGTTGTAACAATCTGTGCGCCGCCTTGATAGCTAGTATTAAGAACGTTAATGCTCTTAGCACTAATGCCGCCAAGCACATTCAATGCGTTAGTAAATGTACTGTAAAATGGACCTGGATAGCTAGTAGGGTTTGTTAATGTTAAAATTTGGTTAGTAAATGAACCGCGAGTAGTTACACTTTGAAGTGTACTAACATCAGAAATTGTAACACTACCTGTTGAGCCCGATAGTTGAATATCTGAGCCAGCGTTAACCTGTTGAACGCCAATGTTTGTAATGGTAACGTTGCCACTTGCTTGGTCAACGTTAATACCTGTGCCACCTGTTACAGTTAAAACACCTGTATTTGAAAGAGTAATTGTTGCGTTAGTTGCACTTAATGTGCCGCCGCCGGCAAGTCCTGCACCAGTTGCTACAGTTAATAATGTAGGAACTTGATAGCCATTAGAATAAATGTTACCATAAACAGTTACTTTTCCGCCTATGGTCATGTCTAGGCCTACGCCAATACCGCCTGGAGTTACTAACGCACCAGTAGTTGTACTTGTCGAATTTGTATTAGTGTTAATGACTAACGGTTGGCTGATTACACCACCAGTAAAGCCTTCGTCTACTGTTAAAACACGTGAACCCTTAACAAGCGCAATACCGCCAATGTTAATGTTTTGTGCATAGATACCACCGCTAACTTGGAGAGCATTTCCTACAGGTGTAACTGTAGAAGTGTTAACTGCTGTTGATAGTATTTTAACAATATCAGTTGTTTGAGCCGCTGTAAAAGTAGCAGAACTTAATACTGATAATATTCCACCGATAGTGGCATTTTGCCCGATTCCTAACCCGCCTGGAGTTACGATCGCGCCCGTTTGTGTGCTAGTTGATTGGTATCTCGAACTGGTTGTGGCACGTACCACAAGTCCATTCTTGACAATAAAATCGTCATTGTAGGCCATTAGTTTCCCTCTCCACGTCTGGCAATAATTGCTTGTATCAACTATTTACCATAGAAAGGGAAACTTGGGCTATAACGCTTATCTGCTTAGAGTTGTACGGTGTACTTTTACTATCATACTGGTTGGAATGTAGTTTGGAGTAAATGTTAGGGTAACGTTTGGTCCGCTTATTGACGCATCAAATGTACCTAAATCACCAAAGTTACTAGCCATGCCGTATTCTGATATATAAACGCTACTTAATCCATCGTGGAATACAATTAATTCAGTAACATACATCTTATTAGGTTGTCCTGCTTGCGTATTATCAACAACCTGTACAAAATACTTGGCAGATTGATAGTTTGCAATCGCAAAACTGTCTAGACCAACTTGTGCATTTGAACTAATTGTTGGGCTAGAATATGTGTAGATTTCGCTGTTACCGATGTTTAGTGTGCTACCGTTAAAGTCACCGTTTCCTTCAACGTTTAGGTCACCACCTACACCTACACCACCTGCTACAGTTAGTGCTCCTGTTTGTGCATTAACGCTTGAAGACCCGTCTCCAACATACACTTTACCAGAAGCAACATACAATGACCAAGGACGTAAAATTGTAGTGTTTACGTTTCCTGCTACAGGAGCATTTTTAATGTACATTGTAGCCAAATCGTTATAAGTTACTGGACTACCGCTTGTTGCTGAAACAGTTGGTTGTCCAATTACGTTAATATGATTTCCGGCAACTACACCGATACTGCTAGAGTCGCTGTAAGTTGCATCTAACAATGATAAACCTACACCATTGAATCCCCAAGATGTACGTGTAATCGGGCCGCTACGAGTAATTGTACCTGTTGAAGTAATGTTTGGTACAGTCAATGGAACGTTGATGCTTACACTATCTTTAAAGAATTGTGTAGCTGTTGTACCTGCAACACTAATATAAACTTGTTGTACAGGCACACCTTTGTCAATAACTGTTACACTAGATGTACTTTGGAAGATTTTCTCAGGATTTAAGCCTAAGTATCCGCCTCCTGCAAAAACAGTTCCGTTAACATACAGGTTGTTTGCGATACTTGCACCGCCAGCAATCTTAATTGCACCAGTTGTTGTACTAGTAGCAGTTGTAACGTTAGTAAAGTTTACTAAACCTGTTACGTTAGTAGTTGGCGCACTAATAGTTGCTGTACTAATTGCAGTTAAAGAAATTGTGTTTGCTAGCGCATTAACTGAACCCGTTGCACCAGGTGCTGTAATTGTAATAGCGTCATTTGGTAAACTTGTAATGCTAGATGCAGTAAATGTAAAGTCTGCGATTGTGGCAAATGGAGCTGTTACAATTCCAGATACGTTTACTTTACCTGCTACAAAAACATCACCACCAATACCAACACCACCAGTAACTTGTAATGCACCAGATGCATAATTTGTAGATGAAGTTAGATTGCTGATTACAATAGTACCTGTAGTAATATTTCCACGACTTACTACGGTATCTAATGTGCTTGTGTTCCAAACAACAATATCACCAGATGCCTGTGTTACGGCAGTATCTGTGCCTGCTGTTAAACTTGTAACACCAGAGTTAATTAAAATAACGGAACCAGTGCTGGTTGATAATGTTAAACCATTACCTACTTTTTGTATACTTGTAACACCAACGTTGCTGACAATAATACTACCAGTCGACTGGTCAATGTTTATACCTGTACCGGCTGTAGCACTTGTAACACCTAAGTTTACTAGGCGAACTGTACCAGTACTTGTTGAAGCACCCGGTAAGTAACCAATTGCGCCAATGCCTGTGCCAACAGTAATACCGACTACACCAATGTTAGTTACAGTTGTTGTGCCACTTGTACCAGTATTATCAATTCTAATACCAACACCTGCGGCAAGATTTATCAAGCCTGTGTTAGTTAAGGAAATTAATACACCACCAGAGCTAGTTGTTACACCACCAGTTAATCCAGGGCCTAAGTTTAGACCAATGTTTGTACTAATTGGTTGACCGTTTTGATAGATTGCACTGGCGTCAATACGTCCGCCAATATACAAATCTCCACCAATACCGCCACCGCCTTGTACAACTAATGCACCGCTATTTGTTCCTGTGCTAGCTGTTGGACTGTTAATCTTCAAGTCTTGATAGATTGTACCGCCGTTAAACTGACTTGAAGTTGAAATAATAAAGCCGTTAACGATTAGACTGCCGCCAATGTACAAATCTTTAGCAACACTGGCGCCGCCGCTAACTTGAACTGCACCAGTTAATGTGCTAATTGTGTTTGTAGTATTGTTAAATTTAACCTGTCCTACAAATGTTGAGTTTCCGCCAACTCCAATACCACCAGCAACTTGTAAATCACCGGATGTTGGACCTGTAGAAGCTACGCCTCCTAACAGTTGTAAGTCGCTGAAAACTGCGCCGCCAATAGAACCTGTATTTGAATATGGATTAGGTACATTCTCAAAGCCACCTGGGTAAATGTTTTTACGATATGTAAACTTGCCAGTTAGGTGTTCGTAACCAAAGAACGCATGATTGTCTGTGACCGCACTTGCACCTGTATTGTAATGTACTAAAATACCTTTATCAAATCCGTCATCTGTTATTAGTGGAGTGTTGTTAATTCCTGTTCCAACATCGATTACAGGGTCTTCAATAGATACCTGAGTTGAGTTAATAATAGTCTGATTACCTTGAACTGTTAAGTTTCCAGTAATTAATGCAGTACCATTAACAGTTACACTTCCTAATGTACTTGTGCCAGCAAACAATGTTCCTACCGTTGCACTTGATGCAACAGATAGACTACCGCCAACTGATACATTGTTTAATACTGACAATGCTGTGCCAGTTGATGTTAATGAAATTGCTTTGTTAGATGTAGCACCGCGTTCAGTGACGTCTTGTAGTGTATCTAATGAACTAATTGTTACAGAACCTGTGCTTGTTGAAACACTAATTGATCCTGCGCCAGTAATACTTGTAACACCTATGTTAGAAATAATAATATTTCCAGTAGTGTTATTAATATTAACTCCAGTACCTGCTCTTGCACTTAGCACACCAGTATTAGTGATTGTTACATTACCGGTTGTATTGTTGACTGCGATGCCAGCGCCTGCCGTGTTGCTTAAAACACCTGCATTAGTTAGAGTTAATACTGCTGTAGGACCAGTAACGGTGCCGCCGCCTGACAAACCTGTACCAGCTGTAATGTTTACTGTGCTAATAACACGAGTGCTGTTGTCATAAACTTGTAGAGCTTTTACAGTTCCGCCAACTAGTGCATCTTGTCCTACACTTAGACCACCTACTAATTGTACTGCATTAGCTGATTGTGTAGTTGTGCTAGTTTGTGTTGTGCCAATATAAACTGTTCCACTGTTGACATATAATGAATATGCGTTAGTGTAACGAATATTTGAACTACCTGCAATTGGTGCACCACCAACATATACCGTTGCCGCTGTTGTATAATTTGTTGTTAGTAAGCTATCAAATGTTGGAACATCAATCATAGTTGCGTAAATTGATGTGTATGTTCCAATACCGCTCTTATCGTAATAGGTTGCACTTGGTAGATTTAGAGCAATACCAGTGTCGGCCCAGTTGTAAGCAGTCCAGTCGCCTTCACGACTTAATGTTCCGCCTAAGTGAACACTCATTCCGACGCCAATACCGCCATAAGTGATCATTGATCCGCTTTGTGTATTGTATGATTCGACGTTATCGTTTAAGGTTAACGCAGGAGTGTTTAAGAATGTTGCCGCAGGATCACCGATCTGTAATGGATAGTGGATTACACCACCATCGAATCCTGTTGGAGTTGCTGTTGTTAATACTTGTGCGCCGTTTGAGTATAATGTAGAACCACTAATTGTTCCGCCAACAATCAAGTTAGCACCAATGCCTACGCCACCTAATACTGTAAAGGCCGCGTTGCCTGTGCTTGTAGCAGTTGTACTATTATTAACGTGAAAGATACCAGTAATAGTACCGCCGTTAAAGTTTGTTAATTGTGTTTCACCTGCATCAGTAAACAATTTGTGACAGTAAATATCACCGTTTGCACCAATGCCGCCGCCAACAATTAATGCACCAGTACCTGTTGAAGTTGCACTTGTGCCTGCATAAATTTGTACAGGTCCGCCAACGCTTAGATTAGCATTAATACCAACACCACCTTGTACTTGGAAAGCTCCTGTAGTTGGACTGCTAGATGCTGTTGCATTTCCTACACGTAAAATTCCGCCGTAGTAAGAGTCGCCAGCAACACCAATACCACCAGCATTTAAAATTAATGCGTGATTTAATGTTTGTGTAGTGTTTGCACCTGTATTTGATAGCGTAATACGACCAGCTAGATAAGAATTACCTAGAACGCCCATACCACCTAATACTTGTAGATCGCCTGTGTTAGTTGATACAGAAGCAATACCACCTAATAAACGTAAGCCACCAAATTGTGCTGTACCAAAACTACCTGTATTTGTAAATGTTGGCGATGTTTTTTCTTCTGAACCTGGCCAAATGTTTACTTTGTATGTTAGATATCCTGTGCTAGCATCACGTCCTAAGAACGCATGATTATTTGTTGCTGTAGTAACACCGGTATTGTAGTGTAGTATTAATCCTCTATCATATCCGTCGTTTGTTGTCAGTGGTGTATTGTTAATGCCACCACCGATGTCAATAGTTGGATCAATAATATATGTGTTTTGGCTATCTACAGTTGTTTGTGTGCCTATTACCGTTAAGTTACCGTTGATTACAGCATTGCCATAAACGCTTAGGTCTTTCTTAACTGCGGTTCCGCCCTCAACATACAAAGCATTATTTTCAAATATGTTAGTATCACTTGCTGTACTTGTAATATGAATGCTTACAAAGGTAGCAGTAAATGATTTATTAAATGTTAATTGACCACCTAAATCTAAGTTGCCGCCAATAACAACATCTTTGCCAACACCAACACCACCAGTAACTACTAGAGCTCCAGTTGTTGTACTTGTTGATGTTTGTGTTCCTGTAACAACTAATTGATTTGCAACAATTCTACCTGCTTCGCCGGAGAATGTTAAGTTGCCACCTAGTACTAAGTCTTTAGCAACACCAACGCCGCCGGCTACTGTGATAGCACCGGTGTTAGTTGAAGTTGAATTAGTTGTACTTGTTACTGCAAGAGTAGAAACTGATAGGTCTCCGCCGTTACCAGCGAAGTGTAGTTGTCCACCAATCCAAACATCACCGCCAATTCCTAATCCGCCAGTAATAACTGCGGCACCTGTTGTTGTGCTTGTAGAATTTGTGTTTGTAGTAACTGCTAAACTTTGTACACGTAGTCTATTACCTTCGCCAGCAAAATATAAATTACCACCTAAGAATAAGTCTTGTGCAATACCAACGCCGCCGGCAATTACTAATGCACCTGTGTTTGTTCCTGTTGAATTTGTACTGGTAGTGAATATTGACTGACCAAAAACTGTTAAGTTAGTTGTTGTAATGCTACCTGCACTAATACCGCCTGCGGCTTGACCGCCTGCATTATTAAGAGATAAATTACCACCGATGGTTAGGTCTTTACCAATACCCACGCCGCCGACTACTACCAATGCACCAGTTGTTGTGCTAGTTGAGTTTGTAGTACCTTGGTCATAAATCTGTGTAGTTGCTTGTAAATTAGTAAACACGCCAGAACGTGGACTGTTAATACCAATGTTAGTATTGTCAATGCTACCGACGCTACCTGGATTTAAAATAAATGTACCTGTGCCGTTAGGTTGAATAACAATATTTTGATCTACTGGATTGAATAACGCAGATCCAGAGAATGTAACAGCAGACGTTGCTGTAAAGGTAGTTAAAATTGTAAGATTAGACGCTGTTAAAACAGTAAATTTGCCTTCTCTAGGAGTAACTTGACCAATTGCGGAATTGTTTATTAGTTTGTTGAATACATTTTGATTGCTTAGATCGTCAATAATTTCTAACCAGTTTAATGGAGTAGTATCAAGGACATCGTTATTAGCAAAACTTGTAAAGAATAAAGTTCCTGGATATGTGACGCCACCTATTACTGGAACAGCCGCGTGAGCCAATTGTCTTGTTGAGTTTGCATCTGTCGAACGAACTAATGTAATTGAATTTGTAACTGTAGTTGCTGGTTCAAATGTTGCGGTAATTGCGTAATAGATACCATTTTCTGCAGGATTTGCTTGTGCGCGAACTAGAACACGATCTAGATAGTTAATGTGTACGCCATCATATATAACAGTACTAGTACTTGTGTTTAATACAACTGACTGAGTAGTTGCCGCTTGAATCTCTTTCTTAAAACCGTTACCAATAATACCATCAGGAATGTTAACTGGACCATTAAGTGTGATAGTACCAGTGCCGCTTGGATTTAAAACTAAGTTTCCGCCTGGTGCATTTGAAGTAATACTACCAGTACTAAATGCAATCTGTCCTAAACTATTAGTAAACGTAGGTTGACCATTTGCACCAATAACAAGAGTATATCCAGTATCCGTGGTTGGGGTTGCCCCTAAAGCCGCTTGGGCTTGGGCAAGAGTAATAAATGTATAGCGAGTAGCACTTAGTCTTGTACTGGGTGCCGCTCTTGCTCCTCCGCTTCTTAATGATGGCATTTTTATTTCCTAAAAAATTACTGGTTAGCTGTTTCTAAAATACTTAGTGTTAATTTCATATAGCTTTCTTCCGTTGCGTAGCATATAACGCTGTCCAAACTTTCGATAATCATCTTACCAGGAATCATATTAGCAGAGTCATTTGGCGGAATTTCAAACTTGTTTACAAGTTCTGTTGTAATGTTTCCGTTTTGTCCGCCATTGCCCTGTGCATCCGGAAGAACAGGTAAGTTTCGATGGTGTGCAAAAGTTACCGAATGGTACCCCTGCGTATCTCCATTTATACTTACTGTTGCTGTGTTATACACATCAACGTTGGCTACGTTAGCCATCAATATAATTGATGTAACTCCTACAGGTGCAGTATAAACTGTAGCATTTGTATCTGTTGTCAAAACCGTTGTTTTGGTTTTGAACGTGTTTAATGGAATTAGTGCCATTTTATATTTTCCTTATTATCCTTCAATTGCTAAGATGAACGGTGTCAAGTTAGCAAACAATGACTTAGTAAATGTACGTCCTGATAACACACCAGTTGCCTGGCTAATTACCAATCCTGGACCAATACGGAAGTCACCGTTTTGGTCTGTTGATGTAAAGAACACCTTACCGTTATTCAATTGAATAACTTCGTGTGATTGAATCGGGTCAGCTCGCCCAACCTGCGGTAGTGCTCCATAGTTAGAACCTGCACCCACATACTCAAACAAGTAACCGGAAGCTGACATGTATGAGCGTTGATAGAAGTTAACTCTATTCTTATCTGGGAACAATGTTGCATCTGCAATGTTATCTTCAAGCTGTACATAGTGGTGTGTACCTGCTCTTGAGAAATAACTTTGACCTGCTAGTACAGTATTATAATTTCCGCCGCTAGTTAAGTCGTTAGCAATCGCATCAATAATTAAGCCAACGTCACGTTTACAAATCTTCTTATTGTATTCAAAACCGTTGTACTTATTGTCAATGTAAGTTAATGTTTGTGATGTTAAAGTAGCTTTATTACTATTAATTACAGTTTGTACATTTGCTAACTGAACTGTTTGTGCAGATGCAGTTGGATAAACAATAGTAGGCGCCGCACTAGTACCTGTTCTAATGATCTTAGTAATGATATTAGTTAAATCAAGTAGTTTAGGTAATGCATCACCGCCACCAACGTACAGAGGATTAATGTACTGAGTAACAGTTTGTTGATAGTAACTTGTAGGCTGTGTATTGTTTACAATGTGACCGAACATCTCGTTGATAAAGAATATTGAACTTGCAGTCTGGTTAATTTCATTAGGAATCTTACTTACTGTTCCGTTCCAATATAATAATCCAGCATCAACTGTTTGCCAGTTTCCACCGTATACTAAGTCATATACCATTGCTTCGACAATAAACTGTATATCACGTTTACATGTTTCTTTATTATATGTAAAGATGCTATAAGTTTCGTTAATCCATGTTATGGTTTGACTTGCAAATGAATACTTGTTGTCCTCAATCGCGGTGGCCGCTGTTGCTAGTGTGGCATTTGCTGTAATTGTAATGTCGTTAATTAGCGGTGCCGCTGATGGCCCACTACTTACAATATTACTCATCGAAGTTACAAGGCCGGCAATCGTACTATCTGCATTAGCACCCAATGTTAAACCAGTGTTAATATACTGAGTTGCAGTTGAGTAACTTGTAGTTGGTGCAGTATTTCTAATAACTTTCTGTAATACAGTATTGATATAGTTAATAGCGGCCGCAGTTTGAACACGTTCATTTGGAATAGTTGAAACGTTGTTGTTTGAGCTGTCCCAATATTGTAGTGACGCGTCAACACTCATTGCGTTACCGCCATAGGTAATATCGTAAATTAATGCTTGTGTTAAGAATTTAACATCACGTTTGCACTTAGCACGATCATATGTAAAGCCACTTGGATAAGTTGCATTAATGTAAGCAATTACCTCAGCTTGAATAAACGCACGGTTAGCTTCTAACAATATTGCGGCATTAACGTCATTGCCATTTGCAGATTGCGTTAATCCAATTGGAGTCTTTGCGCCTGCCGCAGTAGGACCATTAGTAATAATGTTTGTAATAACATCTACCTTGGCTTGTGCCGTAGTTCCTTGACTTGCTCCGCCAGGAGTTAAGTTTGTAACTTGAGATACTGCATTTTGATAGGTAGTAATTGCAATACCTTGAACAATGCTAGGTACAATAGCTTTAATATGGTTATATGCTTGTAATGTTTGAATGCTTTCGTTTGGAATAGCACTAGATGTTCCTGAGAAACCGTAATAGTATACACCAGACTGAACAGCTTGTCTGTTGCCGCCGTACAACAAGTCAACACTAACAGAATCAATCATGTATCCTACATCACGAGCACAGGTGCTTTGATTATAAACAAATCCTACACTCTTAGTTGCTTCAACAAACGCAACTGCTTCTGCTTCTAAATACGCCTTATTAGCTTGTAGTATTGCGTAAGCATATTGAACGTTTACGCTAGCACTTGAAGTTAATCCGTTTGGTACAATAATATCAGTTACGCCTGCGGTGCCATTGTTTAAAATATTTAAAATTACACCAAAGTCTGTAGCAATAGTAGTTGCTTGTGCGGCAGTTGCGGCAGGTAGTCCTGTATTTTGTGATACAGCTGATTGATAACGAACACCTGACGTATCATTTAAGATAACTTTTTGTGCTAGACTACTTACGTATGAAATTGCATTTGAAGTTGTTGTTAATTCGCTAGCAATAGATCCTGTGTAACCATTTTGATTCCAGTACTGCAATCCAGCAAACTGTGATTGACTTGTACCGTTGAATAAAATATCTTGTGCAATCGCATCAACAATCAAACCAGTATCGCGATAGCACTTAGGTTGATTATAAGTAAATCCGCCAAAGTTAGTATTAACATATCCTTCAACTTCTGCTTGAATGAACGGAATGTTACCTTGAATCAATTGACTTGCACTTGCAACACCTGTGTCTATACCGGCAGGTAATGGATATACTGCTTCTGGACTTACCCCTAATCCATTTGTTAAAATGTTAGTAATAGTATTAATACCAGTAATAACAGAAGTAGTAGCTGTTGAACTTGCGGCTACTTTAGTTAACGAATTAACTAAACCTTTAACATAGTTAAATGCTCCTACCGTTTCGCTAAGTTCGTTTGCAACAACGCCCGGTGCATTGCCACGATAGTATGCTTGGCCAGCTTTAATTGCACGATAGTTTGAACCAGTAACAATATCTGCGGCTAATGCATCTAATACATACCCAATATCTCGTTTGCACTTAGTTGCATCATAAGTAAATGTTGGAAACTTAGCATCAATCCATGCAATCGTTTCTGCTTTAAGGAAATTTAAGTTTTGTAAAATTAAAGTTTTTGCAGAACTTATTCCTGCTCCTAATCCTGGAGGATCAGTTAGTACTAATGCTGGCTGAGAACTTGTGCCATTATTAATAATATTTTGAATTGCAGTTGAGCCGTTAGTAATGTTACTAATAGCAGACCCAACAGTACTAATACCTGCTAAGTTAGCAGTGATAGATGCAATATGAGCAATAGCATCAACTGTTTGTGGTTTTTCTGTTTCTAAAACATACGCACTTGTAGCACGTTGGTAAGCATTGCCGCATTTACGAGCTTGATAATTGGTTTGATAAATTGCATCCCAACCAAATCCGTCTAAAATATATCCAAGATCGCGAGCACATGTTTTGTGATCATATACAAAATACTGATTATCTAGGTATTCTATAATTTCAGCTTGAATAAACTTTTTGTTTTGTAACAATAACGATGCCGCACTAGCCGCACCGTCTGATGTCAATCCAGATCTAACTACTGTAGGGGCGGCATTTAGTCCGCCTGTTATAATGGTTGAAAGTGTATCAAACAATGTGTTAATTGTAGGAACTGCAACATCCCCGCCACGAAGCGCAAGACTAATAGTCTGTGTTGCTGTATTTTGTAAAGTTGTTACTCGTTCGTTGACTGCAATCTTATCTGCAATTTGAGCTAGATAGGTGATTGCTTGTACTTCCTGACTTGTATTATCGTTGCCAGTAGAATTAATTGCGGCACTAATAAATGATTGTCCTGGAGGTAGTGGATCGGGAGCAAGTGTACTACCTAATACAGTATAGTAAGCATTACCTGAAACATAAACAGTAAAGTAATTTGGATTTGCAGGATCGCCACCGCCAGTTTGCAATGCTTCGCTTAATGAGATGCTTGCAAAATCAACATCCGAAACAACAGTAGTTGAAGATGCATAACGTACACCATTAATATCAGTGTATGAGCCATACTGGTCACGAACATAAACATTTTGTCCAATTGCAATACCTGTGTTGTCAATACCGCCAATAGTAACTGTGCCGGTTGTTAGTGTTGATGTTGTAGGTGCTGCCGCAATAAATCCTGGCAAGCCCTGTGCATTTTTGTAGCCTTCTGGTGCAACAACTTCCATTACAAGACCAATGTGTGGTCGAGTTGCTGGATCTGGGCAATAAACTTCAACGATCTGATTTTGTGGGAACACACCATTTGGATAGTAAGGAGCGACTGGCGGGTTATACACTTCACCAAAGAAACTTAGTTTGCCAAAGCCCTTGGCAATCAGACAGAAATCACCAAAGTTGGCGTTTGAGTTAGTAATAGAACAGATACCGCCGTTATCTACAACTACGGATTTGCTACAGAAAATCGTAAACACAGAAACTAACTGTGCATAGCCATTGTTGGTAATCTTAATACCAACACCGCCTTGGTTAATTTGCGTAAACGCATCATAAACAAACGATTGAATCGGTGAACGATCGCTGATTACTGCACCGTCGACTAGACTACCACCCATTGAACCTTGAGGATCAATTTTACGCTGTGCCCATTGAGCAGGAACGTCTTTATCTAATGTTGGATACACACTTGTTTGACCAAAGTATAAAGATATGTTTGTTCCTACACCGACTGTATTTTGACTTAGGCCAACTCTATATTGATTGTTACCTAAACTTTCTACCTTAACAACTGTGGGTGCAAAATTAACGTTATCAATGATTGGATCAAATCGTGTAACAAAGAATCCAGATCCGTCATATTGTTCAGGTGCCGCCGATGGTCCGTTTACAATAATGTTTAAAATAATATCAAAGCAACGATTAATAATTGGTACAGCCGCATCACCGTTTTCAAAGAATGTATTAATTTTTTGTTCAGCAGTTGAAAGTTTATTAGTTACAAGAATATTAGACACAACCTTTTGACAAATTGTTTTTGCATACTCATAGGCTGCGGCTGTTTGACTTTCTTGTCCAGCTACTGCGTTGACTGCAAACTGCCAATAAGATACACCAGCTTCAATACTCTTATGATTTCCGCCTAATAAAATATCATGAGATATAGCATCAACAATTAATCCAACATCTCTGTGGCACAGATCTTGATTATATGTAAATCCAGAATTGTTGTATTTGTCGTTAACATACGCAACCATTTCTGCTTTTAAGAAATCTCTGTTTGCTAATAAAATATCAAATGTGCGTTTTAGATTAACGTTAGCACTTGCTGTTAAATTAATGCTAGTTGGATCTGGAGCAACACTTGCACCACCAGAAATAATTGCAGTGATGTTATTAAATTTGCTCTGTAATGCGGTTACTTCTGCAACAGATGCAACAGGTAGTCCAGTAACTGGAGTTGTTACATTGCCAGCAGTTGGAGTAACTGTTTGGCCTCTTATTAGTAATGCAGATACATCTCTAATATGATTAAAGGCATCAATTGTCTCTGCTGATTGACCTGGAATCTGTGTAGCGCCGCCAGTGTGTGAATAGTAGTAAACACCTGACTGAACTGCTTGACGATTACCGCCATGCAATAAGTCAAATGCCACTGAGTCAACCATATAACCTGCATCACGATAACATTTGTTAATATCGTATGTAAATCCGGCTGTCTTTGTTGCTTCAACATACGCAACTGTTTCTGCCTGTAGGTAAGCACGGTTAGCATTTAATAATGCATACGCATTGTTAATTGATATAGACGTATTAGCTACGCCGTTAGGTACAATACCGTCAGTTATAGGAAGACCAGTAACTGTGTTATAATTAATAATTTCTGATATAATATCAAAGTCAGCACCGACTAGAGTAACTTCAGCCGCAGTACCCGGAGCACCACTAACTGTTACTTGCGATGTATTGTTTTGATAACGTACACCTGTAGTATCATTTAAGATAACTTTTTGTGCTAATGTTTTTAGCCAACTAATTGCATTAGTTGTTGTAGTTATTTCAGTACCGATTGTACCAGTGTAGTTGTTTTGTTTCCAATACTGGATACCAGCAAATGTTGTTTGACTATTATTTGTTGTTGGATATAATAAGTCAAAAGCTACTGCGTCAACAATTAATCCAGTATCACGCTGGCATTTTGCAGAATTGTATGGGAAGTTTAAGAAACTTTGATTTACAAATTCTACAATTTCATCTTGAATAAATCCGCGATTTGTTTGTAATAGAATTTCAGCACTCATGTATGCTGGATCTACTGCACAACCAATAAAGCTCTCTGGTGCAACACCAGGACCGTTAGCAATAATGTTGTTAACAATACTAACACCGTTAGTAATTGCATCTGCGGCAATGCCACCGCCAACCATTGCAGTATTAATAACTTGTGAATAAGTTGCTGTGCTACCAATTAGATTAGGAGCAACTTGATTATTAATAATATAGTTTGCTAGAGTATTAATATAATTAATTGCACCAATTGTTTGTGTTCCTTCATTTGGAATCACACTAGTAACACCGTTGTAATATCCCAATCCGGTTTCAATTGCTTTTGCATTTCCGCCAAACGATGCATCATACACTAAATTTTCAATAATAATAGAAACATCACGTGAACACTTTTCTTTCTTGTAGATAAAGTTAGGTAGTGTATTTGTAAATGCAATTAATTCTGCAACAATAAACGCACGGTTAGCATTTAATAATGCGTAAGCGTTTGCACGATCGGCACTTCCAGATGGCGTTAAACTAATTGGAATTAATGCGGGTGCAACGCTAGGTCCGTCATTAATAATACGTGACATTAATTCAATTGTAGAAACAAGCTCTGACGCAATTGACGCACTTCCTGCGGCACCTTCATTTAACACTTGTGGAACTTCTGACTGATAGAAACTGCTCACTGCCTGGCTCTGAACCACTGAACTAACTAGCTTTGCTAGATACTCATAGGCTTGAAGAGTCTGTGTAAGCTCATTAATTAGCTGTGTAGAGTTACTGTCGTACCCAAAATATAAGGTACCAGCTTGTATCGCTTGGCGATTCCCGCCGCGTAGTAAGTCAAAACTTACACAGTCAATCATGTAACCAACATCACGATAGCATTTTGCTTGATCGTATTCAAATGCTGTGCCATAGGTTGCATTAACATACGCAACTACTTCTGCGGCAATAAAGTCTCGGTTAGCTAATAGATAATTAAATGCCTTTTGTGCATTAGGATCTGTACTTGCAGTTAGGCTTATTGGAGTCGGTGCTCCAGCAATAGCAGGTCCGATGTTAATAATGCCTGTTATTTTATCAACTTTAGAACGTAATTGTGTAATTTGCAATTGACTTGCAATTGGCAAGTTTGTTATTTGAGTATATGCGTTACCTGGTGTCTTGGCAATAGTTTGACCTGACACAATCGAACCAATGATTGTTTTAATTCTATTGTAGGCCGCAATAGTCTGTGGAATTTCTCCAGGGATTGCACTTGCCGCACTATTAAATCCATAGTAGTAAACACCTGACTGAACTGCTTGACGGTTACCACCATGTAGCAAGTCGAATGCGATCGAATCAATCATGTAGCCTGTATCACGATAGCACTTGTCTTCGTTGTACGTGAACACATTGTATTTCTGATTGATATAGGCAGTTACCTCTGCTTGGATGAATGCACGATTAACTTCTAATAATTTTGCCGCATTATACACACTGGCAGTAGCACTTGGTGTTAATGGAATTGGTACAGCGGCTGATGCAGTTCCAGGACCGTTAGTAATAATTCCTGTAATGATATCTACCTTAGCTTGAGCACCGGTAATTTCATTGTTGGTTCCAGGCGATAGATTAGAGATTTGTGTAATGTCTGATTGTTTTGGAGTAACTGGAATAGCCGCAACAATACTTCCTACTAGAGTTTTTAGATAACTGTATGCATCTAATACCTGTACACTTTCTCCAGGAATAGCACTTGAGTTTCCGTTATGATTAAAATAATATACTGCGCTTTGGTACGCTTGACGGTTTCCGCCCCATTTTAAGTCGAATGAAATTGAGTCAACCATGTAACCAATATCACGAGAACACTTAGTTTGATTATAAACAAACCCTGGTGTCTTAGTCGATTCAACATAGGCTACTGCTTCTGCTTGTAGATACGCTTTGTTTGCCTGCAATAATGCGTAGGCATTTAATGTTGACTGCGTCGATGTTGGTTCAATGCTGTTTGGAACAATCTTATTTGATACACCTGTTGTCCCTGTAGTTAGAACATCAGTAATAATTTTAAATTCAGCAGTAATGTTATTCACATCAACACCGCTACCAGTTGCACTGGCAATAGTTATTTGAGTGCCAGTTGTGTAACGTTGGCCGCTAATATCGTTTAACACAATCTTCTGTGCTAACTGACTTACATAATTAATTGCATTAGTTGTAGTTGTAATTTCACTACCAATTGCACCAGTGTAGGCTGTTTGATTCCAGTATTGGATACCTGCAAATGTTGATTGGCTTGTTCCGCCAAAGTATAAATCTTGTGCAATAGCATCAACAATTAATCCTGTGTCACGTTCGCATTTCTTTTGATTGTACGTGAATGTATTGTTATTGTAAGAAGCATCAATGAACGCAGTTATTTCTTGAGCAATAAATTCTTTATTGTTGTGTAAGAAATTGGCCGCATTGATTATGTTTGGGTTTGCACTCTTTGTTAAGCTAATAGGGCTGTATGGAGGCGCCTGACTTGGACCATTTTGAATAATATTCTTAATGGTGTCAATTGCACTTTGTACAGTAATTACTTCTGAGACAGATCCTGCAAGACCTGATGTAGACTGTAGTTCCCAAGTTTGGTATGGACTATTAATTAGTAGACCTTGTATAATGCTAACCACCATAGTCTTTAAATGGTCGTATGCCGCAACAACTTGAGTTATTTCATTTGGTGTTGCTGTTGTGCCATCAAAGTTGTAATAGTAAACACCTGACTGAATTGCTTGGCGATTACCATTGTACAGTAAGTCAAAAGATACAGAGTCAACCATGTAACCAATATCTCTTGAACAAGTTGAACTGTTGTATGTAAATCCTAAAGTCTTAGTTGCTTCGACATAGGCTACAGCTTCTGCCTGTAGATATGTTTTGTTAGCTTGTAAGATTGTGTAAGCACGAACTGTTTGGATATCGTTACGTGCATTAATATCATTAGGAACAATCTTATCTGTTACGTGTGCTGTACCATTAGTTATAATATCAGTAATTGTAGCAAATTCGCTAGCAAGTACCGCGGCTTGTGCTGATGTTGCGGCAGTTATGCTTGTGTCTTGTGAAATTGCACTTTGATATCTACGACCAGAAGTATCATTTAAAATAACTTTCTGTGCTAGAGAACTGATATAGTTAATTGTATTTGTAGTTGTGCTTACTTCGCCAGGAATAGAACTTGATGTTTGATTCCAGTAGCTCAATGCGGCAAATGTAGACTGACTTAGACCTGTAAACAATAAGTCTTGTACTAGCGCATCAACAATTAATCTTGTGTCGCGTTCGCACTTAACATGGTTGTACGGAAATGTGCCACGAATTGCATCAACATAGGCAACAACTTCAGACTGCATGTATGCACGGTTAGCGTTTAATAAATTGTAGGCATTAACTGTATTTGTTACAACGCTAGCGGTTGAGTTTGGTACAATTAAATCAGTTACTCCGGCTGTACCATTATTTAGAATAGTAAGTATTGTACCAAAGTCATTGGCAATTGCTGTCGCTTCGGTTGCAGTTGCAGGAGTTAATGTTGTTATTTGAGGTACATCGCTTTGATAACGAGCTCCTGCTGTACTACCTGTTACAACTTTCTTTGCTAATTTGCTTAAGAATAAAATAGCATTAGTTGTAGTTGTAATTTCACTGTTAACTGGTTTGATGTAATCGCCCTGGTTCCAATATTGTAATGCGGCAAATGTAGATTGGCTATCTGTTGCGGTTGGATACAGCATGTCAAATGCTAATGCATCGACAATTAATTTGCTGTCACGTAGGCATTTAACTTGATCATAGATTCCATATTTGGCATTAATGTAAGCAGTGGTTTCAGCTTGGATAAATGCACGGTTTGCTTCTAGCATTTTTGCCGCGGCAATTACGTGTGGGTCTGTGCTACGAGTAGCTACAATAGGAGTTTTAGCACTTACTACGCTAGGTCCATTTGCAATAATATTAGTAATAACATCTATGTCAGTAGCAATAATAGTTGCTTCAGCACTTGTACCTTTTGTTAAACTAGTTACTTGAGGAATATCATATTGATATGTTGTAGGAATTGCAATACCTAAAACAATATCTTGAACAATAGATTTAATTCTATTGTATGCGTCTTGTGTTTGTGTTTGTTGACCATAGATAGCACTTGATGTTGTGCTATATCCATAATAGTAAACACCAGATTGAATTGATTGTCGGTTACCGCCATACAATAAGTCAAAGCTCACGCTGTCTAGCATGTACCCGACGTCTCTGTAACAAGTTGCTTGATTATATGTAAATCCGCCTGTCTTAATATTTTCTACATAAGCAATAACTTCTGCTTGAATATAGGCTTTGTTAGCTTGTAATAATGCGTATGCATTAATAACATCTGGATTTGTATCTGAATCTAAACTATTAGGTACAATTTCATCTGTAATTCCAGCAACGCCGTTGTTTAAAACATTTAAAATAAGTCCAAAGTTGGCGGCAAGTTTATTTTGTTCTAGTAGTGTACCAACATTAACACTTGTAACTTGTGTTACAGTTGTTTGATAACGAGTACCACTAGTGTCGTTGGTAATCATTTTTTGTGCTAAACTACTTACATAGGCAATTGCACTAGTTGTAGTTGTTAGCTCGCTAGCAATGGCTCCAACATAGTTGTATTGGTTCCAGTATTGAATGCCGGCAAATGTTGCCTGACTTGCTCCACCAAACAATAAATCTTGTGCAAGTGCATCAACAATCAACCCAGTGTCACGTTGACATTTTGCTTGATCGTATGTGTAGCCTGTACTCTTATTTGCTTCAACGTATGCAATAGCTTCTGCTTGTAAGAAACTGCGGTTGGCTTGTAGCGCCGCATACGCATTGAGTGTGTGCGATGCTGTTGTAATTTCACCGTTAGGTACAATCTTATCTGTTACAGCCGTTGTACCTGTTGTAATAATATCTGTAATTACTTTAAAATCTTTAACCACTGCGGCAACGTCTGCACTATTACCTTGAGGTAAACCTGTAACTTGTGTTACAGTATTTTGATATGTAAACGAGACACTTTGTCCTAAAATAATACTTTGTGTTAGACTTGAAATCCAATTAACTGCGGCGGTTGTTGTAGTAACTTCGCCACCAACTGAACCAACGTAGCCACTTTGATTCCAGTATTGTAAACCTGCAAACACAGTTTGACTTGTGCCAGCATATAAAGTATCTAGTGCTAGGCCATCGACAATTAATCCCGTGTCGCGTGTACACTTAGCTGAATTGTATTGGAACGGTCCGCCGTAAGTTTGATCAATGTAGGCAATTACTTGTTCTGCAACAAAAGATTTGTTGGCCAGCATTAAGGTACGTGCGGCAAAATATCCAGGATCTTGCGGGCCAGCATTAACAGACTGGCCAACATATATACTACCTGAAGAAACTGTAACTACAATCGAGTTTGTGTTGATTGCATAAGAAGTTGTTCCAACTGCTTCCGGAACTTGAACTGTTTGATTAGGAATAAACATTGTGCCATCATACAACCATGGACCAGATTGATTTGAACAGTTCTGAATGTATGGTGAATGGAATAGGTCAAGTTTGGCGCCGTTGTAACTTTGAGGGAACGCTGTTGCATACGCACCTCTATTGTTGCCTTCTTTATATCCATAGCTTCCTGGCAATAGACCAGAGCGACCATTTAACATACGCATCTGTGCTACATAGCAACCAGAGTTTACATGAAATAAGTCACGTGTTTTATTAATAGGTTCAACGTCTGTTGTACGTAAGTCGCTACCAATAACAGATGTATAAGGTTTTAATACAATTGGATTATCTTCTAAATAGCGACCAGGAGCAACTTTAATGCTTGTACCTTCTTTGTAGAAAGGACTTCTTGTTGCGCCTTTAATTGTACGGCAAGCACGACTTGGATCTGCGGCACGGCCGTCATTGGTGTCGGCTCCGTCCATTGAAACATATAATACGTTTGCAGTTACAGGAGCAGTACCCAATGGGTTGTCTCCCCATACTCTAATTGGGCCGTTAATATTAACTATTGGATTTGTAACTGGAGTAACGTTAACATCTTGTACAGGTGTTCGACCAATATTGATTTGAGCGCCGGGTGTGAGTGGAGCAATGGTGTCTCCAGAAATACCAAGGTCGCCTGCAATTACATTAGCAAAATATCCATTTAACCAATTGTTAGCAGTACTACCAATGTTGTATGTTGCGCCCGTCTTAGGTAAAATATCGCTAACAATTTCTGCGCCAATAGTTAATGTATCAACACCTTGTTGATTACCTAGGGTAATATTTCCGTCTGCTGTGATATTTCCAGTAGCGTGTAGATCGCCACCGATTGTGGTGTTTGTTCCAACAAATACTGTTTGATTTGGTGCGGCAGTGATGTTTAGCGGACCGCTAACCGTGCTAATTGTAGCACTTGTGCCTGTTTTGGAAACTGTTAAAAGACCTAATGTTGATGTGCTATCAACAATTAGTTTAGTTGCGTGTATTGTTCCGTTTACGTCTAAGTCGTATGCGGGAGCTTGTGTCTTAACACCTATGCGTCCATTAGTAACGTCTAGATAAAGTAATCCATTTTCGACTTGTAAGTCTATTCCGTCTCTTAGTAAATTACTTGCTAAGAGCGGACCTGTAATGCGACCTATGGCCATGCTAACGAGCTCCTTATACACCGAGTTTCACGGATAACCACCTTTCATTGCGGGTTTACCACAGTATGTTCTGCCGAACGCCGGCATCACATATATTTATTCTATGTAGTTAAAACTAGGGGATTAGGACTCAAAAAGCCCATTTGGAGTTGGTCCGTATCCGTCCATACCTAGGATAGTATAAACTGCTTTTGAAGGCGCAGGACCGGTGAATTGTACGTAAGTACCTGTTGAAAAACTGAATAACAAAACAGTTGTAGTGTTAATAGCACCGTTGGTCGGCAAACTTAAACGTACTGTATTTGTAAGAGTGTTTGTAACTGATTGTATAACAGTACCAGCTTGAATTCCATTACCTGAAATACGTTGACTGATACCACCTTGAATATCTTTTAGGGTATTTAAATTTAGTGTAATGGCGCCAACAACTACAGGTGTAGTAATAGTAGCAGTTACCTGCGGATTATAAACTAATGTATAATTACCTGCAACATTATAACTTCCTGGAATATTTTGCGTGTCAGGTAGTTGTGGAACGTTTTCAATAAACACTTGAATGTTTTGCGGCTTACCAGTATCAATGTCGTAATCAAGTGGGCCAAAAATAGTGTTTAGATAGTTTGCACCACTATATGTTTTGTAAATGATGTTAGGTTGGCGTACAGTTCTAATAACTTCCCACTCACCATTAACGTATGCTTCAATTTCTTGTAGAGTTTTACTGTAACGTAACTGGCCGTTTTTGTACGTTGTTGGACGTTGTTGTTTTGTACCAGATGGAAGTTGTAAACTGACAGCAGAGTTAGTTTCAATTCGTTGATCGGTTTCCATAGCGAACTGAGGGCTTGATGCTCGCTTGTGGTTTAAGTTTAGACGTTTTACAAATTTCATTATGCTGTCGCTATTGCGCTAACTGTACAAGTAACAATGCCGCCATTACCACTCATTTCTGAAGCGTCTAATCTGTCATTGCTTTCTAAAATAAATTTTTCTGTATCCATTACAAACGTTTCTGTTGGAGGAATAGAAATAGTATTAAGTATTTGTGTGCTTGTTCCAATGCCTAGTCCGCCACCTGCACCAATTGCGCCGCCACCTGCAAAACTTTGTGCATATACGTTAACATTAGCAGAAAGACTCTGTGATGTATTGCAAAGTATAAGTGTTGTCACAGCATATTGGCTACCTGTAGAGGCATAAAAAATATTTGTTGTACTTGGCCATGCCGCGATTTGTGTGCTTACTATCATGTTTTTTCCTTAAAATACTATAGCGTAAACTAGAGCTTTTCTACGTGAAACTAGTTCTTCTACTTGCAGTCCGCCGTTGCCGTCTGATTTGTTATTGTTATTTACAAAAAATAAGTTTGTACCGCCGCCTGTTACGGAAACCGTACTAGTTGTATATATTGCTGTTGAACCAACGGGTAGATTATCTTTCACAATAGCTAACGTTGTTGGATTAAATCCTGATGGTTCAATAACAGTATATCCAGTTAAATGTATTGCACCATTTCCGGATGCTGACAAAAATAATGGAGCATTTGTACTAGTTGTACCTAATGCTGTAATTGAGTTATCTATAAAAGATAATCTACCTTGAGTACCTAACATAGTGTACTCGCCGTTACTTCTCCAAATAAATCTCTGTAGCGGGCCGCCTAAATTTAATGTCAAATTTGGAGCATCTAAACCGTTGTCAGTTAATGTTAATGCGCTGTTTAATTGTTGTAAACGTCTAATGTTAGGTGGCGTTGTCGCTTCACGTGCAATTTCTGCCTTAACCCATTTTACGTTTGGAATATCGTTGTCTTGTCCAACATAACTTGCATAGTCATATTGAATACCACTTAGTGTTAGAACTGCGTTCGTTGCGCCTTTACCAATAAAATAGATAGCTTGACGACCGCTGTCAGTTGGTGCTTTAGGATCGTACACTAGAGCGCCTGCTGAAATCGCAGTTGCTAAACGTCCAACTCCCTGGCCACCGCCTACACCAAATTCAAATACACCAGTTAGTGATGCGCTACCTCCCGACCATGTTCTACGATCGTTGTATAAGAAAGAAGCGGCATAGTCCAAGTCAGCGGCTTGCCCGCGATCAATAAGCAAACCAGCTGTACCGTTACCTGCAGATACTTGTCCTAATGCGCCTTGCCCTGAATTTAAAACAACGGTGTTGTCTTTAATAGTAGCAATGGTTGATTCAATTGTTGTAGTTGTGCCTTGTACGTCTAAGTTACCAGTAATAGTTACTGTGCCGGTGCTAGAACCCGTGTCTAAACGAATACTCCCAGATGTCTGGGTTTTTATAATGTAGTCCCCTTGGACCTTTAGAACGTCAGTTGTTGGCATTTAAGGAATTCCTTTAGTGTATTTATTCGCCGAAGAAGCAAAGTTGTACACTCTCAACTTGCATTCCGCTAGTGTGCGGATACATAGGGTGCCCTTGAAAACGCAGGCTAACGCCAAATGTAGGGTCGCTAACCAATCCTCTAGTTGCAAAAGTCTCTAAACCCCACAGATCGCCTTCACCGCCGTAAACTGTGGTATCATGTAATTTTAAATGATCGTATCCGTCGCCGCTTGTAAGATATGAAGTTTTGTTATCGCTAATAACATGCTCGTTATGACTAATAGCAATTAGCTCATCAAATACTCGTCCGTTTCTACGTGTTTTTAGTATTAACTGTATTCCAGTAATTACATTAGGAACGGTATGGTCGATGTTAAAGTTTTTAAAATGTATGTAATTTGTTTTGTTTCTAATTGCACCACTGGCTGTGTTTACATGATGATATACATCTTTAAGGGTATACACTTTTTTACCAATATGCCACTCAACATCCCAGGCAGGATCATCAGTTGTTTGTGTTATTGTTTGTGCAGAAAAATAGTTAGAACATGTCATAATGCTTATTTACCTACTGTGCTAGCAGGCTCATAAGATGAAATTTATGTACTAATTTGATTTGTTCGTTAATTTTTGTTACTTTAGAAGCACATTCTGTTTTTAGTCTACTAGAGTGTGTTCTACGAAGTTCTACTTCTAGTTTGCTTAATGCAGTTACATCTTCACGTATAGCTTTTAAGAAACGTTGTACATCGTGCTTGAATAAAGGGAGGGTGTTTTCTAAGCCTTTTATTTCGGCTTCTATTGCATTCCAGTCTAAACTTGTCTCTAACGTTTTCATACAAAAAAGGGCTACCTAAGTAGCCCTTATATTATAACAGATTAATATCCTTTTGTCACTGAGTTGTATGCAAAGGTTAAATCTAATCCTGAATAAACTACTTGATTAGTAGCGTCTTGTAGGGCAAACTGGCAAGCTTCTGCGCCGCCAAACTCTGTAAAGACCATTCTAATTGGATACCACTTGCCTGCAACTAGTGTAACACTATTTGCACTTAGCAATCTATCGCCACCTACAAATGCATTAGCGTTTGCATAAGTTGGAGCCAATGCGGCAGATCCTACCCATACACCTGCATCGTCGTCAACGGTGTTTGATGTCCAAACGTTGAAGTCACCGCTAGCAGGAGCTTGGAAATAACCTCTCCATTGTAGCGTGTAGTGATTTTCGTTGCCTAAGTCGGTTCTGTTACCAAATCCAAAATATGGAGTTGCAACTGCCCCTGCAAAAGGTCCACGTGACTTAGTATCAAACCAAGTGATATCAAACTCTTCAAACGCTTGATATGTTGACCATATATTGCCAACATATTTTTCTCTGTATAAACCGGCAACGCTGTTTGATACAGTTGTTACAAATCCGCCAGGTTGATATGGAGTACCTCTAGTACCGTATGAAGCATTAAGTCCCGACGCCGACCCAGTTAGAACATAATCGGCACCTGGTACAGTTAGATTATCTCCGCCTGATCCATCGTACGGCTCATACAAACTCATGCCAGGAGGTAAAGTATATGCAATATCATCACCTTCTAAGTCAGTAGCGTTATCCATTACAGCATCTGTGCCTGCTTCTTCAATTTGCCATTTTTGGTCAGTAGTACTTGTGCTAAAGTTCCAACCAGCTTGTTTCCAGTACAACGGCTCTTCGTAAGGAGCAACATCGTTTTCTTGTAGATTAACTGTAATTAAATTTTTAGCAATCTTAAGTACTTGACGAATTGTACTGTCATCATACTTTACAGTAATACTCATCTCACCAGCTTGCAGATTTCCTGAAGTCTTTGTAACTAATTTACAAACTGCTTGAACTCCGTTTTCGTCTTGGCATAAAAACTTTAAGTTAGAACGTTGACGAACAATAAAGCCTCTAACACTTTCAGTACCATTGTGAAATTGTACTTTGATGTTATTGTCTGCATTGTCACCAAACAAATGTTTGTTTAACGGACGACCCATATTAAGCTCCTTCTACAACTGCAAACAGTCCTTCGTTTCCACCTGCAGAATTTTTAAAATAAGTATCGGCTGTACCTTGATGATATGCAACTGCCGCACTTGCACCTAAAACATAAGCGTAACGAACTGGTGCGCTAGCATTTGTCCAAACATAACGATTGCTAATTCTAAAAGCGTATTGTGCGCCACCACCTTGATAACCAAAAGTAATGTATGCTTGTTTTGCAGATAGTGTGTTGCTTTCTACTAATGTAACACGAGTTAATGTTGCGGCGCCGCCTGATGCGCTCTGTACATCAAATTGCTTACGGCCACGTTGACGAACAATAAAGCCATCGCTTTTTGCTGTTCCGTTAGCTGTCTTATAATGTACTTGAATTGTTTTTGGTGTTGTGTCTGTTGGTGTACCACCAGTACCGCCTACATAGGCTGTAACAACTGTACTGCTGTTTACGCTATGAAATGCAATAGTTTGTGGGTGTGTTGCTTGGTTAATTTGTGTTGCACCGAATGAACCGGCTGCATCATATTTTGAAATTTTAATTCCGTTTGCCATTTTAATTTCTCCTTAAATTATTGGCGTTCTAGGCCTACGCGGTTGGCTCCGCTATAAGTTACTTTGAACAGTAGTATTTATGGTTTTTACCGTTTACCATTAAATAAGTACACAATAGGAGACTCATATGAGCTTTGAATTTAACTTTACACAAGCCAAGGTACAAGAATGCCTTGCACGTAATCAGCATGTGGACCAATGGTTTCCATTGTTAGCTGATGTACTACCTAAGTTTGAAATTAACACAATTCAACGTGTTGCGGCATTCCTTGCCCAAGCGGCACATGAAAGTGCAGATTTTACAGCACTTAAGGAAAACCTAAACTACAAGGCAGAAACTTTACACAAAGTATGGCCACGTTACTTCCCAGACGAAGCAACATGCAACCAATATGCACATAATCAAGAAGCTATTGCTAATCGTGCCTACGGTGGACGTATGGGTAACGGTCCTGAAGCATCTGGCGATGGATATCGTTTTTGCGGACGTGGACTGTTTCAGTTAACTGGGCATGACAACTACAAACAATGTTCTCTTGATTTATATCAAGATACTAGATTGTTAGAACATTCAAGTTGGATTGAAACTCCAGAAGGCGCATTATGGAGTGCTTGCTGGTTTTGGCATAAAAACAATCTTAATCCTTTAGCAGATCAAGAAGACATTGAAACAATGACAAAACGTATTAACGGTGGTACACTTGGATTAGTTGAGCGCCAATCACACTACAATAACTTCTGTGATATTTTAGCAGACGACAGTCAAGGTTAATTTTTTTTAACTCAACAAAAAAGCACTCCGAGGAGTGCTTTTTTATTATCTCGTAATCTAGGATTACTTGAATGATACGTTGTTGTGAACGATTGACACTTTACCTAAGTAGTCAGCGGCGTTGCCTAAGCTAGACGCTGTATTTGTCAACTCAACATAGCCGTAGCGTGTTAAGAAGCCAACTACTGGCTCGAATGTATTAGGATCTAATACAACACCAGAACTCATTAGAGGAATGTATGGGCAATAGAATGCAGGAGCATCTGCTTCACTAGCGCCTTTGTATCCAATAAGGATTTGGTTGTCATCATCTGTGTCAGCTTTGTAAGCGTCAACATAGATACGCATTGCATTGTTCAATGTACCAACAAACTTAGTGTTTGTAGGAGCTTCGAATGTACCTTCTGTTGTACGAGCAAAAGCTGAAGTAGTAGCAGATTGTAAAATTGTCAATGCTTGGTTAGAAACAACAGCCCAGTTAGCCGCACCACGACGTGTACGCTGAGCAATTAAGTTAGCAACACGGTTGATTTGGATAGCTAGAGCGGCATGCTCGTCACCTACGAATGTAGCTGTACCAGAAACTAATGACTGGTCATAAATTTCTTCTACACCTGCTAAACCGCGTAAGCTGTTTAGGATCTCTTGGTCGATCTCAGCAGTAATTTCTTGTGCTAGAGCAGCCATGATTTCAGCTTCGATATCAATACCTTGCTGAGCTTGTGCATCTTGAGCCGCTTCGAATGTCCAACGAGCTGATAGCTTGCGTGACTTAGCTTCTACTGGAGCTTTCAAGATTTGAATGCTCATACGCTTGCCTGGAGTACCTTCCATTGCGGCTGTTGTATTTGCACGTGGGTTTGTTGTGCTATCATTGTTACCACTGTAACCAGCGGCAATTTTGAATGGGCTTAGTGCCTCATCGCCAGCAACTACGCCGTCGCCGTTATCTGCATAACGAACACGTAGAGTGTGGATTTGAGCAACTGGGCCTGTCATTGGCTGAACGCCGATGATTTCGTTGGCAATGACTGTTGGCATTACACGACGAATAACTGGAAGAATCACACGGTTTAGTGTAGCGATATTACCAGCTGATGTTGCACCTGCTGTTGCAGACTCACCTAGGTACTTGCGTGTGTTCTCTAAGCAAACTGCCATAGATGAACGCTTGTTTCCTTGTAGGCCTTCAAGCAGAGCTTCTTTGGTCTCTGACCATCTTTCATTTAATAACTGTGACATTTATGTCTCCTTGAATTAATTATTTTAGACCCGCAAGTTTGCGGATATCTACAATATTATCTAAGCCTACCTCAGGCTGATTTTTTACCTCACGATCACCAGTAACTTCACCTGAGCTTTCTTTTAGGACAGCTTTAGCTGGTTTCTGACTTCCGTTTTCCATGACTGCGGGTAGGTACTTGTCGAAAGAAGTACGTAGTTTAGCTGTTTGCACAGATTCTAGTAATTCCTTCATTACTTCTTTCTTATCAGCACTAAGTGGTGCTAACAATTCGCCCATAACTTCTTTACGTTCCATCAATTCTTTGGCACGCTTAATTTCACGGTCCTTAGATTCAACGATATGTGTTGTCTGTTGTAGAGCTTGTTGCGCTTCGGCTACTTCGCGTTCTTTCTTATCGACAATCTTTAACAGACGAGCTGTTTCAGATTTTTCGTTTAAGTAGGAAGCGTTATATTCCTGAGCAAAGGCTTCAAAAATCTTACGTCCAAAATTGTTAACTCTTGCAGAATCAATATCTTCTTTCAATTGCTTGATTTCAGATGTTAACTTCTGACTTACGGTAGTTTCAACAACTTTTGCCGCACGACTGATGAATTCTTTTTTGACTTCTTCGAATTTAACTTTTGCGCCTGCAACAAGTTTAACTTTAGTTTCTGCTAAGTCTTTCTTGTCTTGTGCAAATTCGGAGATTTCTTTTGCTAGAGCTGTTACAATGAACTGCTCTAACTTATCGATATTCTCGGCAACTTTTTTACGATCGCTTTGGAATTCGACTAGTTCTTTCGCTAGCTGAGTCATAACAAATGTTTCCATTACTGAAGCATCATCTGTCATTTTTGCCGCATACTTGGCTTGTGCGTTAGCAAGTGCCTTTCTGTCTTCTGCAAGTTCAGCCATCTCAACGGCCAATCTCTCGCCAATCATCGTATCGAGTGCTTCAACCATGACACTTTTATCGTGTGCATACTTGCTAGCAAACTCTTCACGAAGTTCAGCAGTGACTTGGTCGCGATTCTCTTGAATTTTAGTTGCGAAGGCGGTTTCGATCTCAGAACGAACTTCTTCTGACATCATGCCACTTTCTACTAACTGTTTGAATGCGTCCAACATCCTGTTCTCCTTAGGCTAATTATAGACCTTTAATAACATTAAGAAGTGCTTCCTTAATGTATTTCTGGGCCTTTGGATCTTCTTTTACTTCTGTTGCCACACGCCATGCTCTTAGTCCGCCACGTTGATTCATGAGTGCTTCATAAACCGGTGTAGGATAAGCGCCTGGTGCGCTAGGCTGTGCAACTATATCGACTGTGATAATCTCAAAATCGGATACTTCGCCTGAACCTTCGTTAACGTTGCCGCTACCGCGTGAGCTCACGCCAAGTTTCACACCGCTCTCAAGCATAGTGCGAATTAAGTTGCCCATTGGTGTAGGCAAAACTTTCATTTTGCCGTAACCGTTTGGACCATCCATCCACATATCTGTAATCATATGGGATACACGATCTAAATTTACTTTAAGGTCATCTGGATGATCAACTTCGCCTAACACAGAATAACCATTTTGAATCTGGTCGTTAAGAGTTTTGACAGCGTTGGTAATCTCGCTTACTGGATAAACCCGCTGGTTTTGATTGCGGATACCGCCCTGAATGGCAATGCCTTTCAAGTACAGACTCTTAACACCTTTTTCTTCGGACTCGAATAATTCTACTCGAGCCTGATCGAAGTTAAGGCTTTCTTTTAGGTATGAAATTTGTTTCATCCGTTTTTCCTAATTAGGATTGCTTATGGTCAACAACTGACTTAGTATTGCCGCTACCAGTTTGTCCTGCTGGACCACCTGTGTTTGCACCAACGCCTTTGAATTCAGCAGTTGTATTTGGCTTTGCTACGCCGGCTAGTTTAGCACCATCTGGCATCTTAGTTGTAGAGCTACCTGCAACGTTCTTTGTATTAGCTGATGTAAATTGTCCACCTGCTTTTAGAACACCTGCTGGGCCTTTAGCGTTAGGGCTTGTACCTGTGTTGTTACCAACACCTGTTCCGCCTTGTGCAATGTTTTTAGCATTGGCACCGCTTGTTGGCTTGCCTGAACCAGAGCTAATTGGGCTCTTGCTAGCAGTTGCCGCAGGCATTTTATCGCCTGTGTTAGCACCAGCAATTTGGTTATCTGCATTTGTTGGTGTAGCTACTTTTTCACGATATTCACGTGTTAGCTGACGGTTTTCGCCAAACTGGAAGTGTTCTTCTTGTTCGTCTTCATCACCTTCTTCATCATCAAATTCTTCGCCGTCTTCTTCGCCTTCTTCATCATCAGCGCCACCAAACATGTCATCATGCTCTGGCTCTTCTGCTTCACCGGCCATTAGCTTTTCAAATTCAGCTTTTAGCTCTTCTAAGGCATCTTCTAGGTCTTGTACGTCAGCTTTAGTAG